TAGGATGCCCTGCATCGTTCAAGGCATTATACACGGTTGTGCGGTCACTGCGAATAGCTTCTCGCATATAAAACGCAACCACTTTTTCCATGTGCTTTTTGAAGGCTTGTGCCTGATCTCGGATAGCGGGATGTGTACTGTCAGAAACACTTATAAGTTTCTCTACACAACGCTCCGATACCTCATCAGGTGTAAACCCTCTATTCTCTGTAGTCTGTATGTTAACTACTGGTTCTTTCGGTATATCTACATTAAATTTAAACATTGTTCTCGTCTTTGCTGTATCCCTCTTCGCCATCTCTATAACCGTCTTGTTGCAGTAAGCCACCCACTTTAGTAAAGGCTTGCATAGCGAGCTGATGTTGTTTTCTATACTCGTTCATAAGATCTGTATCGCCCTTCATAAACGAATATGCTTCTAGTAATGAGCCGTAAAGCAAAGCTGTTTCGGCATTGTCACCTAACCATGTTGTACCTGCTGTAACAATAGATGGTGGATCGTAATAGTAGTTTATTTGAGCAAGATACGCAGCATTTGGCGTTGGCGCTAATATAAAAAAGCCCGGTGAGGTAGTAGTGCCTCCCACAAACTGACCATAATACTTTGGTAATCCTGTGTCATTCGCAGGATACGCCTCCTTCATATAGGTAACATTTTTATTGAGAAGATAGCTATAATTACCACTGCCATCTGTGATGGCTATAGAATACACTGCGATCATGTCTGTGGGTCTAGCTAGATATTGAGAGTTAGCAACTGTACTACCAGTAGAAGCCTTTCGAAGCTCTGGAATAAGAACCTGACGAAGTATCTTTTCTTCTGCCTGTCGAACAAACGTAGGAATATTAGCCACAAAAGAAGTCTCTGTGTTCTCCGTGTAGTCCTGTATAGCCTGTGTTAACTCTGTATAGTTCATTTGAACTTATCCGTTTCTACTAAAGTTGCCGCCTCTGACGGCCTTACCCATACCACCACAGGAACCACCTTTTTGCATGTATCCCATCTTGTTACGAACAGCCGTAGGGAGTTTCTTCAAACCATTATTGCTTTCGGGAACCGACTTAAGGCTTCCACCCTCTGCTGATTTCTTTGTGGGTCTTTTTTTTGGTCTTAAAGAAGTAGTTAGGGGTATTGATTTTGGTCTAATTTTAGGTCGCAAAGATTGATTTTTTGGATCTTTTTTCTTGCGAACTTCTGCAGCTTTTCTTTTTGTATCTGCTCCTGCCTCAAGCTTTGTAAAAGTATTATTACGCCCTTTGTCTGCTGCTCTTTGAAGGCTACTGCGAGCCTTGTTGCGAATATTGGTAAGTCCTTTAACAATAGGTTGATTTTTTATACCTCTTTTAACAGCATCAACAACTTTTTTAGTTGTGCTTTTTGAGCGCTTACCTTGCTTACCTTCCCTAGATTCCATAGTGCGCTTAGTTCTTGGTAAGTTTCTTCCTGTTTGTGCCATCTTGCCCTCCAAAAAGTTCAATTGAACTTATTTTAACATGTTTAAATTTTCAAATCTACCGTTAAGGTGTATTCACTTGGCCTCCCATACCACTGTGGTTAGTGCAATAGTAGTGTAATGTTGGTGCGCCCGAAGCTATCACGATCTGAGTATAAGCACCTGCGTTTCCGGGGGTTCCGCTAGTTGTAACGCCTGTTGTGTACTCCACACCACCTGAATGGGTTCCGTTTGATGTTGTTGAAAACCTTAGTGGGTGACCACTATTACTCGAATGTGATTGATCAAATATGTAGGTATTTCCTTCGCTAAGATTTCCTGTAGGAGATTCTATACCATCGATGTAAAACTTATTACCACCACTATACCCTGTAGTTACAGTAACTGCGAAAGATTGTGCTACATTGGTAGATAAAGTAGCTACGCCTGTAGTTCCCACGGCAGAAACACCATTTGGAAATGCAGTTATTCCTACGCCTAGTAGGGTAACCGTCCCAACCGCACCTATAGCGGCATTTGGAGCAGTTAGATTTGCGCTATATGTATTAGCCACAACAGAGCCAACAGAAGATGAGGCTGAAGAACCTGTAACGTTCACCACGCCCTCATCGAAACTTATGGCAACTCTACCGACAGCTCCTGTCATAAATTGAGCAGGGTTCCATACAGGAGAAAATCCAAACAACTGTCTGCTTTCTTCTAAAGACCTATCTGGCCTAGCGTGTGCAAGACTTTGAGGATCAAATATTCTAACCCTGCCCAAAAAGTTTTGAGGATGATCGCCATCAGCAACATCCCGACCAACTCTTAGTCCAGTCTTTACGCCATTCTTGAACTCATCAACAAGCTCATTCAGCGGATACCTGAAGCCAGTTCTGTCGCAGAAACCGAAAGCATATTTACTTCTAGCAGTTGTCATCCACCACCTAACATAAATGTATTGTATGGCACAAATTTGATTGATGCTGTTTCAGCATCTTCACCCGCTGCAAGCTCAAACTGATACTCATATTCTTGCTTTAAGGGAACAACTCTGGCTATTGCTTCTGGTTTCTTCATAGCTATTTGATATGCAAGACCCGCAACAAGACATGGAACAAATCTAGGTGGTATAGCCGCTGTTGTGCCAACGCCCGTTGCCAAGCCATCTATTCCCTTTAATCGATGAAAAGCCAAAATATAATCTGTGTCAGGAACGGGCCAAAGTGTTACTTTTGTTTCTGTAGCCAGTCTTTGAACAAATATTTGACTAGGCTTACCCTGTGTATTTTTATTAGATTGAGCTGCGTAAGTAGATACAGATATGCGTTGCAATGCTGCATCAACTTGATTTGTTCCTGTTCCAGTCCTTATTTGATGCTCGATTACATCTATAGTGTCTATGGGCATAGAGTAGGTTGCTGTTCCTGAGCTTAGATTTAAAACACCTGAATCAACCGTAAAAAGATTGAGGCCTCTATTTTGCCATTCGAGCAACATGATATTAAGGCTACGCCTCGCTGTTCGAAGATCGTAACCTGTGTTTAGCTCTAGACCTGCGCGTTCATAAGCTTCTTCAAATATGTCAGGTAAATCTGGTGTAACGACTGCCATTTTATCCTACCGTTTCTTGGCTTTAGAGTTTCTAGGGAAACTCCTGTTTTTAGCTTTTGTTTTCATCGTAAGGTTTTTTCTAGAGTTATCACGAGGGTTTCCATTCTTGTGATCAACGTCTTTTCCATCACCTTTTTTTGCCTTACCTGCTTTAACCATCTTAGATCGTGCCGTGTTTCGAGATGCCCTCTTTTTCTTCTGTGTAGAGGATTTGTGGTAGCTATCGTATTCTTTTCTATAGTTTCGGGGCATTGCTATCTATACCCTCTCGTTTTCTTTGCTATCTTTTTGGGTTGAGCCACATGCTGTTTACCTGCCTTCTTACCTTTTCTCTTAGCACGGGAGGTAGCTGAATACTCAGCAGCGCTAAGGGATTTTATGGCTGCAGAAGGCAGGTATCTCTCACCAGTAGCCTTACGACCTTGCGTAGATGGCTTACCGCTTTTGGTACGCCATTTCTGCTTAGTCCAACTTTTAAGGCTTTTCTGTGATTTTTTTAACGGCATTGTTTAGAACAACTTCTTTCCTGCTTTTTTAGCTGCGTCTTTTAACATTTGCATTTTGCTCTTTGCAGGTTTTGATCTAGTAGTTTTACCACTTCCTTTTTTTGTAAAACTTTTTGGCCCTGCTGTTGCTTTACTCGAACCGCCACGCTTCATAGCCATAGGCTTTTTAGCCATACCGCCACGCATCATTTTCTTTCCGCCACGCTTCATAGCAACTGGCTTCTTTTTCATCGCTCTAGGTTTCATAGCCATCGTCAAGTCTCCTTTTCCTGTTAACAACTAATTCTTCATACTCTTCATCAGGATACACATCATAGTAACCTAAAGTATGCAACTTATCACTTGCTCGAACCACCTGTTCGAGGTCTTGAATAAACACCATACAATAGTGCCTATCTATTAAACTTTCCCAGTCATTATCTGAAAGAAAGTCTAGATTTGCATCATCCGCACCGTAATCTGGATGAAATTCCATACAATGTAGGTTATCAAAAAGTATATTAAGGTTTTGAACATATTTATTAAATTTGTCTAATTCTGGAACTTCATATGAAGCGACAACAACAAGCTCCTTATTAGATAAGATAAAATCAGAGCAATGCCTTAGACTGTCTGCATATATATCATCTGTTTGCACAACTAATACTTTATTTTTTTCCCAAGCATTCTTAGCGTAGGGACATGGGGAAAGACCTTTTAGGCTTGAGTTTGGCACTTCTAGAACCTCACTCGACCAACTTCTAAGATCTCTCTCTATTTCTCCCATTAGTCTCTGTAGCCTCCACCTGCTTTTTTATAAGCTTTTGCCATCATTTGGGCTTTTCTGGCTGACCATTGGCCCGGAGCGCCACCCTTTCCACCTGCCTTTATTCTATTGAATATACGTTTACGCTTTGCAGGATCTGTATAATTACCTGCCTCGTTGACGCGGCTCTTGGACTTCTTCTTAGGACTGCCCCCGTCACCCATGCGAATAATACTTAAGTCTTTTGCATCATCGCCAGTAGACATCATGCGACCACCATTTTTTGCAACAGGAACCGCCTCTTGCTCTCGCATCTGCTTCTTTTTCTTTTGTTGTTTTGCAAGCATACCCGCAGGGCTAAAACCTGCACTTGCCAGTTTACCAAAAGCACCCTCACCCGAAATCATTCCATATAATGGACTGATACTACCAAGCACTTTGCTGCCACTCTTTTTCTTAACAACTTTCTTTTTCATCTTACCTGACTTTATCTGCTTGCTCATATTCGCTCTTGAGATAGCCATTATAGAAACCTTCCTGCTACAGCCGCAGCAACAATCAGAGCAGCAATGCCCCACAGACGCATATCAAGTCGTTCAAGTTGCTTTTCAATACGCTCAAAACGTCTATCAGACTCTTTTTCATGTTTTTCCATAATCTTTAATACGTCTTGTGCTTTCATTACCGTCACCTAATTGTACCTTTGGTTTTGCCTTTAACAGCAATACCATCGCCTCTAACTCTGCCGCCTCTTTTCTTTTTGGTGACTTTCCCACCTTTTTTAAACTCTTCCATTCCTTCGTCCAACATATCTTTAAGATTTTGTGATCTTAGTTTAAGAGTTTTCATCTCTTTAGCGCCAGTTTTAGGATCAAGCATTCTATCTTCTACATCACTTAATCTATCTAAAATATCAAATTTGCTTCTTTTTGCCATATTAACACTTCCATCTCTTTCTAGCCTGTCTTAGGCGACTGTTTGGATCTTTTGCTGCTTTTGGAAACTGCTTCATCTGACCTGCAGATCTGGCGCAATAAGACTTACGTCTTTTCGCAGCCTTGCTACCTTTTTTAACTGTGCCAGTCACAGCGGTTTTAAGCTTAGAACCGGGGTTATCCCTACGGTACTTAGCTACACCTTTAGCGGTCATACCCGCACCTTTTTTGGTGGGGCGTTTTTGCCCCCCCTTGATGGAGTGACCCTTCATAGTTCCCTTGCGAGCAGCCATAACATTAATTAAAGAATATTGTTATAGCTGTTAGTGCCGTAGCAGTAGCTACATGAATATCACTAACTCTAATCCCATCATCTGGGATATTGACAGCATGAACGTCAGAAGCTTTTAGATCCAAATCTAGAACTGTAGCCCCACCGTTACCATCTGAGATAGTTAATCGGGGTGTACCCGATCCTGATAAAACATGTATCTGCCGTATGCGAGCAGGGCCAACTGCGAGTGATCCTGCTCCTGTGACACGCTTTGCCTTTACATCACTAGACATAGCTTACCCTTTCTTCTTAGGGCGACCACGCTTTTTAACAGATGATTCTTCCCATGCCTCATTTACATCAGGTGTAGAAGGGTCATCTGCTTTAAGCGTTCCATCGCTGTTTCTTGCGCGAACTTTGTTAGTCCATACTTTTAGTGGGTTTCCATCTGGGTCTAACCCACGAGCCGCCAGTTCTTCAACACTTGGTGGTGAAAATCTACTCATAATTCACCTATGAAGCTGAAATGGTTGCGCCTGTATCGGAACGCTTCCAGTTTGTTCCGTCAGAGAAAGCCAAGATAGCAGCACCTGCAGCGCCATTTGAAATGTACGCTATAGTACCTGCACCTGCTGTAGCAGCGGAAGGTGCGGCTGCAACTGTGTAGCTTGTTAATGTGATAAGACCAACAAATCCATCAGAAGATGTCACTGGGCCTGAAAATGTAGTTGATGCCATAATAAATACCCCTTGCACAAGGTTTTGCCTAGCAGTCTGTGCAACGTCAGGGAGGGGAGTGTCCTGTCTGCAAGGCTAATGTTGCCCCTAAAAAGACCATAACATAGTTTTTTTAAAAAGAAAGGGGCAACTCCTGCAAGCTGCCCCTATTTACCGGGAGAAGTAAATATCCCCTTTAGAGGGACACTTCTTCTATACCATAGTTTACGCTCCGGGGGAACCAAACATTCCTAATGGATCTGATACACCAAAAGAATAACGCTCACGAGCTTTGTAGCGAACATTACCTGTATCGAAATCTCCATCCATAGATGTTGCCATAGCGGTACGCTCGAAATGCTTCATACCATTTGGAATATCTGTTGTGATGAAGAACGCATCTGTGTCCGTTAGATAGTGATTCACACGATAGCCTTCAGGGATTGATCCATTTGAACGCAATGCGTTTGTATCGTTATCCGCTGTACCAGTGCGAAGCTCTGTCTGTAGCAGTCTTGTTGCCACGAACATTAGCGCAGGTGGAACGATTAACTTACGAGGGCGAGCCGCGATCAATAATCCACGTTCATCTGTGAACGCTGAAATATCAATAACTGCTTGCTCTAGTGAGGTTTCGTTCAAGTCTGCATTTACTGCAAGCCTGTTAGCGTTTGTACCACCACCGACAGTTGGGTGTGAAGTACTAAACAATGTAACGCCATCACCTGAGTTGAAGCTTGTAAAACCTGTGTTCAACAAAGCTGCAGCCTTAGTCTGCTTGGTATAAGCCATAGCGCGAGCTAGTGCTTTTGTATATCGAGCAGACAATGAGTCGTACAAGTTGTCTTCCATCGCTTCTTCAGTGACAGAGAAACCCATTGCAACGGTCTCATGGTTGTATCGAGCAGTATAATGCTCTTGTGCGTTATCATACGAAATTGCTGCACCTTCTGCTTTCACAGGAGCCGCCCCAAAACCACTTAATTTGACTTCTTCTTCAAAGCTTCTGTCTGAAGTTTCTGTCTCATAAATTTCTGAGTGTTCATTTTCGTATTTGTCGTATTCCAAGCCGTACAATGCGTTTAGGCCGGGAAGTAGCTCTTTAAGGAGCTGTGCGCGTGAAATAGCCATTAGTCAGTCTCCTATGCTTGACCTTTGTCCACAGTCATCGAATGATAACTAGGGGCAAATTTTACTAAAATATCCGGGAACCCATCAGTTGGCGGTGATACAAAACCTACAACTTTGAAGGCTTTTGTAGCTGAAGATGCGTCTGCATCCATTGCCGTATTAGAGTTTCCAGTCGCAGTGCTACCTGTAGAAGTGGATTGCACTGCTGCGAATGTAGTACACATGCCTAAATCAGACTGAGTCATAGTCGCGTCTGCTTGTGCTTGAAATAATACATTTGGATCATCAACAACTAAAGCTTTCGCATTTAGTTTACCTGAAGGATAATAGTTCGAATGAACTGTTTGACCTTCATCGTTCTGATACTCACAACCAACAAAAACACCAATAGCACCAATGCCACTGCCGCCTAAGTTGTTTGTTGTTGCGTCAGCACCTGAAGCGGTACTAATCGCAATATACCCATCCGTCCCAATTATGACGACTTGACCATTAAAAATATTGGTCGCCTCGCCCGCAGGATCGATCAGGTATTCAGTAGTTGCCCCTGCATAGGGCATGCCATCCGCACGTTTTACGGGCTTCAGGCCTTGGGGAGCTGCTGTAGTAGCCATTTGCTCTTTCTCCTAACCAAATTAAAATTAAGAAAGCTCCCTAGAAGTTCAATTGAACTTTTTGGTTACTTTCCAAACGATGTGCGCGTGGAACGCTCAGGGTTCAACACTGGCATACGAGGATCGTTTTCTCTCATAAAATTACGATCTACCGCATCCTGTGCGTGTTGAGCCTGTTCGAGTTGTACCTCGACACGTTCTTCAGCAATTTCTGCAGGTATACTACATAAAAGCAGTCCACCTACCTCAACGTTGTCTTTAAATCGAGAATCGATGTCAGACACAACGGTTAACTCAGGAACATCTGAAGCCTTGACTGGTGTATAGCCTTCACGAAATCGAGCCGAAACATTAGTATTGTCGCTATTACCCAAAGTTGCTGTGCGAATCCAACGGAAATGTAATCCATCCCTTGGTTCGGGGGTAGGTAGCGAAGATGGTCGAGACCATCCCTTTTTACGAACTGTTTTTTCTCTAGTTTCTGTAGTGCGTGGAGTTCTATCAGTCATATCAATTTTCCTTCATTAGTTGCGCGGCATACTGTTCTGCAGTTAGACCTAGCCGTTTCGCGAGTGCGGCTGCGGTCGGAGTCAACTTCACCTTGCGTGGTTTTTTAGACGTTCTGGACGTAGGGGCAACCACGGCTCCTGTTCGGGGTTGTTGTGATGTAGGCTCCTCTACCGCAACGCCGAATTTATCTGGGAACGCTTCCATCATGGCAGCGTCTATCTTATCATAATACTCTTTTGAATTTAAAACAACACCTTCTGCTTGCAATTCTGTGTGTACACCCATTGCGAAACCAGTTAAGGCTTTGTCCCCCTTAGAATTTCCTTCAAACCAAGTATTGTTTTTCCACCACTCCATAGCTTGCGGTGGAGGCTGTTGTTTCTGTTGTTGTTGATTGGGTTCAAACTCTTCAGCTTGTTTTCTTTTTGGAGGAGTATAGTTATCGTATCTAAACTTCTCATTCTGAAGGTTTGTCAGATTTTCCTGTGCATCAATAAGAGCATCAGTGTCACCTACTTCATGAGCTTCTTTAAGCTTACCTTTAGCCTGAGCGATTTGTGAATCGATCCTGCCTTTTGCCTGATCAACAAGAACGCCCTCGCTTTTCTCAAGAGTTTCTTTAAGCTTATCGTTCTCTTCTTTAATTTTTTGAGCGTAGCTTACTGCCTCTTCTTTTAGTTTAGCAGCTTCTTCCTTAGCTCGCCTCTCTTCATGAAATTCCCACTTCATTTTCTTCAGGCGCTTCTGAACGCCCTCGCTATAAGATTCTAGCTCTTCATCATTGGGAATGTCAGGCTCTGCACCTTCCGCTCTTCTTGCTCTACCCTTGTCTTCTTCAGGGGTATCGTCAACGATTTCGACCTCTACTTCAGAAGAAGTCTCTTCTTCCTTTTCTACCCCTTCAACATCTTGTGTTTCAGTGGCATCAAAATCAATATCTTGTTCTGCAGCTTTATTCATACTCTTGTATACCCCCTTGGATCATCGACAACACCCTCCACGGTATCATCGTTTATAAGACGAAACTCTTTTCCCGATACTTTAAATCTAGTGCCTGAGTACGATCTGAAAATAACAAAATCGCCCTCTTTGCACCAAGCCCCGTTAGGAAACCTTTCCTTGTCGGAGTAAGCATCTGGCCCTGATTTAATAACAAAACCAATAATTGAAGCTGTTGATTCGTCTTTGACAAGTCCATCAGGCATGATTACTCCGCCCTGTGTCTTCTCATCGATCTCTGGAAGTGCTATCAGAAGTCTATATCCCGTAGGTTCTGGTAGCTTTGCGTGAAGGTCATCCCCTACCTTCGTATTATCGACTTTAATTGTCGCAACCATATTGCACCCATTTGCAGTGATTTAAAGGTTCACAGTTACCTTGCGCGGATTATCCGCGAATAATCAGAACTTAACTAAAAAGTTTTTAGCTTTCAATATATCTTTTTTCAATTTCCGATAAATCTTCTTCTATAATTCTAAAAGCTTCGTACTTTCCTGTTAGCTTGACGTAATCTTCTTGCGTTTTAGCACCGCCCTCAGCAAGAAAAAGTTCAATTGAACTTTTGTATTCAGCTATCTTACCTTTGATTACTAGAATTAATGGATCAGTCACTGGATTTATCAAGCTCTCTGGCTATTTCTAATCCTAGCTTCGTTCCCTCGCGTTTATCTTTACGCTGCTCCTTATCTAGCTCTGTAGCAATCCTAGCACCAATAGATGCACCTGCACGTTTGTTCTCAGATTTAATTCTTTCAGCCTGTAGATCCAAGTTACCGATCTTGGTTGTTGCATCCAGATCAAGACTTGCTCTATCCATTTCCATTTTGTGCTTAAGCTCTTGCTCTTTGATTGCAAGCTCTCGCTGTTGGATCTGTGTAAGTGGATCTTGCGCTGCTTCTTGTGCTTGTTGCTGTGCAACCTCTGCTTGATTTTTGCCGAGTAGCTTCTGAGCTGCGTCTGCCGCAAGACGAGAGATCTCTTCTTCTGTGTCTTCTGGAAGCGCTTGATCTTCGCTTGGCATTTCCACACCTAGCTGTAGCTGTATCTCTTTGCGATACTGATAGGCAACGTGTTCGGTTATGTGTGATGACATTGCGCTCTGTATCGCCCCTGCAAAGGGAGACTGACCCACGATCTGCTGTATCTTTGGATCTTGCATTGCTGCCATATGCACTTGGATGTGTGCCTCGTGATCCTGATACATAAACGCTTTGACAGGCTCTTGTTTCAAAATAGCCATGTTTTCTGAAACTGGATCTTTTGGTTTGATGTCTTCTGGAAGCTTAATGATGTCGGCTGCGTCACTAATTCCCAGAACTTCTAGCATCTGCCTGTGTAGTTTTCCCATGTCGTATAGTTGCGGTGCTTGCTGTGCAAGCTGAAGTGCCGCCTGATACTGCATCACCCTTTGTGACATTGTTGCTGCATTTGGATCTGAAACGGGAATAACATCAATACGACCATCAAAGTCTTCTGTTCTGTTAAACTCGCCTTCAATCTCATAGGAATACTCTGAAGCCATATTGTCGTGAATTATTTTAGCGAGTATTCTTAGTTCCTGCTTAAGTGCAGCATGTAGTCTTGCTTGCACCCCAGACATCACTTTCATGGATCTTTCCATGAGAGCTAGGGTTGTTCCTACTGGAGCCTGTGGGTTTGTATCGCCTACCTGTACATCGGCAACAGAACCTATTCTGCGCCCTTCTTCAACGATATTTCCGAGTAGCGAGTAGAGTACGCTTGATGGCTCTTTATAAGGAATAAATGTAATTGAGTCACGGATAGCACCGCCCGGTACGTCCACATCCCTAAATTCGCCCGGCATGAGAGGCGTATCATCACCTTTGATACGGAGACCGCGAGCTTTAAGACCTGCAGGTAAATTCGATAGCGTACCCGCATCAATAAGTTGTCGAAGTATTGAGGTGGCTGATTTCGCCAAGCCTCCAATGAGGTGAATAAGTCCTGTGCCGTAAAATCCCAAGCCCGGTAGGTATCGGTAATGTACGAAATGCATACGTTTCTTTTTCTTTTCATCGTCCTCGTACCAGTTTCTTCTGATGGATAATACTTCTCTTGATGACTTATCGATTGTAATTACATAGGGCCGAGCAATCCCATCAGGATCATCAAACTCTTCTGGCATGTTCATATCGACATGCATCTCCAGAATTGTATGGCGGTCATCATCATCAATGACCGCCTCTTCGCCATCCAACTCATCGTACTTTTGCTTAATATCAGAGTAGTCTGGTTCAGGGTCTGGAAGATCTACATCACGGTAGAAGCCGTTTACCTGTAGCTGTAGAACCTCATTCGATGTTTTTTTCATCACATGCGTGTATCTTGGGCATGTTTTTAAATCTGATGCCCCGTAAGACACAACGAAATCCTCTGATGGAACGAACATAGAGCATGGTCTTTCCATCAATGGATCGTAATAAACTTTCTTAAATGCAGAACCTGCAATGGGGAGCTTGAATAGCATCTGCTCCATCTCATCGCGGTACTCAGACATTTCTTCGGTAAGCAAATAGTTCATCTCGTTTTCTACACGAAATGCCTGATCTTTCTTTTCGGTGTCACTCTTTCCAACAATTTTAGTTCGCACTGGCCCTGAAGCAGGGAATATCTCTCCCATAGCCTGTGCTTGGAAACGAACAACAGCTTCCGTAAGTATCGGGTGAAACACCCCTGAAGCACCCGCCCACGGCTGCTGTCTGTCCTCGACCTTCATTCCTAGAAGATCTAATCCCTTGACGTATGCCCTCGCCCAATCTGACCTGCTTTCCTGATCTGACTGAAAGTCAGAAACAAGATCGCTTGCCATTGACTGGAGAACATCCTCATCAATAACCTCTGCAAGGTTTTGATCATGGCCTTCGCCCCCTAAAAGCTCTTCGCTAATGTCTCCTTCAAAATCGATAATGATGCCGCCATCCTCTGTCTCCATAGAAACGGCTTCAGGATTGACTATTTCAACCTGCACTGCCTCTTCCTGATCATCATCCTCTAATTCGAAGGGTGTCATTTGCTTTTCGATTGCCATGATCTGTCCTTTGCAAAAGTTCTTTCATCAGTATAGCAGAACAATTAATAATATTCTACTGGTCTTCTATAACTTGGCTCGTCATCCCATTCATCAGTTGGAGATCTAATCCAACCGCCTTGGCGGAAACGTATCAATGCTTGTGACATCGAGTCAACATAATCATCGTGATCTCCCGCAGGGAAAGAAGCCACCTCTTCAATCACCTCGTCTGCAAACCTAGTATCTGGACACCAGACAATACCACTGGCAAATAAGTCAGAAACTGCGTTTACACGAGCTATCTTATCTTGTCCTCTTGATGGAGTAAACTCTGTAACGGGTAATCCCATAGCTCTAAGTTCGAATATCAAAGGCGCACCAGACGCTTTTTTCTCCACCACAAGCTGATCTGGCTCATATTCCCAGTATTTGTCGTATGCAGCCTTCTTCAGTTCTGGAAACTCTAGCTTTTCTTTGTATGCGTCTAGCATAATCAGGTTAGGAGCCATCTCTCCCGTGTCATCTGGGTGATAAAACACCCCCCATGTTGTTACAGCGCTGTAGTCAGAGCGTTCTGTCTTCAAAAACGCAGTATCCCACGACTGGATGATGGCTTCGCAAGCAGGTGGGTGGCTTTTTTCCCAATTTCTCCACCATTCTCGCTTAATTAACGCCCCTTCTTCCGATGTGGGGTCTTGTTGGTACTGTGCAGACCACTTCCCAACAGGGATTTCGGCCTTAATCGCCTCTAGTTCGTCCTGTTTCCAAAACTCAGGCCATAATGGTTGACCAGAAGGCATAAGTGCAGGGAACTCTATGACTTCCCATTCGTCAGAACCTATCCTCTCAGCAGATTTATTCACAATCTGTCCAGTCAGATCCCTTTTTGACCATCTGGTCATCACAATGATGATTGCCCCTCCGGGCTGTAGACGCTGTCTGGGGCCAGATGTATACCATTCGTACACCCTGTCGTACACTTCGGGGTTAAACTGCCCTTGTTGGGCGTCCTGTTCGCTGTGAGGGTCATCTATGATCAATAGATCCGCACCTTTACCCGTTACCGCACCGCCGACACCAATCGCGAAGTAGTCACCTCGCTTGTTTGTGTTCCAACGACCCGCAGCTTTTGAGTCTGACGATAGATCTATTCCATGAAACACCTTCTTGAAGTCTTCGCCCTGTATCAGGTTCCTGACCTTACGACCAAAACCCACAGCCAGTTCTGCAGTGTGGGCTGTCTGAATAACTTTTTTCTCTGGGTACTGCCCCAAGAACCAAGCGGGAAGAAGATAAGACGCAAACTCTGACTTGGTGTGACGGGGTGGCATGTTGATGATAAGCCTTTTCAACTCTCCCCTAGCCACACGTTCGAATGCCTCAGCCATAACTTTGTGATGCCGACCACCAATAAAGCTAGGCCACATCATTTTGGTAAATGCCAAAAACTCTGATTTAGCCTTCTTCTTGTTCTTCAGCTCTTCAAGCTGTTCGAGATCAGCAAGCAAATCTGCCTGAGCTTCCAATGGAAGCTTTTTAAGTTGTTCAAGTATCTTCTCGTGCTTCATCGTATCCTCCACCCAAATGGTAGACACTGATCGGGTGGGAGACAGTGCCTACCGTGGATGAAAATGGGATAAATAAACATCCGCGTGTAATATATAATATATATATAATAATTAATATATATATAATCTCTCTCTTTAAGAGAGAGATATATTAATATATAATATATATAATATAATATATATATATACTAGGGAGGGGTATGTGAACCTACCCCTTTTTCTAAAAAACCAAATATATTTCTCAATAGTGATATTGGCACTCAAAAACTAAAGGGGGGGTATTTGAAAGTTTTTAGTAATTGTTTGTGTGGAACACCATGTATGTAAGTTGTATGTGCGACCGAGTATATACTATCATGGGGGTAGGTGGGGTCACGACATACTGGTCAGACTAAATGGGTATTGCCATAAATCAATAAAGTTCAATTGAACTATTTAATCCCTAGAGCAATCAATTTGTTTTGGATATCTTTTTCTAGCTGTTGCTCATTACGTTCTGTCTTATCCTCAGTTTCTACCCTATCGATCCATAGCCCCATAGACTTTCCTAATAACTCAATTGCTCTGACTTGTGTACCGTCAGCTTCACCATCTCGCAGTGCGACTTGTTCCAGTTTTGAAATCACACGATCCCTTCGAGAGAGGGCCATCAAGCGGTTATTGCTCTCTATATCACTATAATATCTATCTAAGCTTAGTGACACATTAGGGTTCTTAGCCAACCTACACGCTTCTACATGTATGCTTGCATTGCTCATATTACTGGCATCATATGCCAGACGATAAGCATCACTTATATTATTACCATCTATTATGGCTTCAATGAATGCCTGTTGTTTATCTGTTACCCCTCTATTGTTCTTAGGGGTTCTTTGTCTACTCTTACCTGTAATCGGTACAACTACGCTAGGCGCTTGGCCTTTATCGTGGTTTTGATCTTGATCTTTTGGCATTGCTCAAACCTTTTAATTAACTTGGAACAAACATAGCCATTATACAGAACAAATCAAGAAATAGCTCCAATAGCCAATATAAGCCCCTCTGAGAGGGGTTTAAGGTTTCATAGGGTATTAGCCACGAAACTTCCTTTGCTAAAATGTACACATATGTTCCGCATATGTTCTCACTTTTTGGCACTTCCTCCTGCTAAGTCATTGTTTTCATTACATTAGGTACGTCTGCCCCCCAAAAGGTACGTTTACCCCCCAAATTAAACCCACATTAAAAGTTCATTTGAACCTTCTTTAATCTTTAGGGTTGCAATAGGTTTCATTAAGTGTCATTAAGGTCATGTACCGAGGGTTTTTGATTCGGGTTGATTACTCCCCACCCCTTCGTACGTTCTTAAACTAACGCCAATAGGCTCAGGAACGCACCCTGCCGCGAGGCACACGCGCCCAGATATACTGGGAGGTTTGTAACAAGGAATTGCTAGTACGACTGACCGACAATGCATGTGTATATTATGTGCGTAAAAATTTCTGTTTAGCGTAAACGTTTCGGGTTCCGACACTTAGGTATGGGTAAGTGAGTTGGTTAAATTAAGAGAATGCAAAGCCTTAAGTAGTAGCGACACAGCGATTAGCACAAAAAGTTAAATTAACGAGTGTAGCCTTTCGGGGCTATAGTCTTGGTTTAATTTAGAAAGGAACCATCATGAAATTACATGTTCTTAAAAAGTATATGACTAACGTGAACAAGGTTAAGGCAGACAGAGCGCAAAATATGAATGCTTCTGCACAGTCTAGGGCTTTTAGAGACCTGTCTTTTATCAGACCTGAAAAATCAGAGTTTTGCGAATACGCATACGATCAGGGAAAAACAGACACTATCATATTGAATGCACTTATTCACAGTGCATGGAAACATACAATTTCTTACTATGTACAGGGCATCGATTCAGAGAGTGCTTTGGAAAAACTTGTTCAAGTTGAAGAAGGCACGGTTTATGCCGATGTGCAAGGCATTTACTGCCTGACTGCACGAGCAAAGCATGTGCCACTGTCAGTAGGTGATGCTGTAGTTGTCGAGCAAGACACAAGTTGGAGAGGCATGAATACAACACGCCCAGTCGTTTATCTTTTCACTTACGATGGATGGGTGCAAGTTAGTCAGCATGTAATGTTGGCTATGTTTGAGGCCAACCTCTGCCCTTCAATTATTTGTGAGGGTGAGCATGTGAGATTTGAAAGAATACAAAATAGCTCACAATACGAAGTTTTCATAAATCTAGAGCAAGCAAGAGAGGTTGCATAAAGCTTCACTTGCACCGTCCAACTATCATGGATGGTGCAATGGCGGCAGTATGCCGATAACCCCAATATTTTCAATCAATCAATAGGAGGCCAATCATGGCTAAAGTATCAAACGTATCATTCTCAATTGAAGCAACAAACAACATAACAGACGCTTATGTTGCTTATTCTGCAACTAAAGACGCAATCGGTGTCGAGAAGGAAAAAGGCGAAAGCTACAATCTAGCAATGTACTCTGAGGTCATTGCTGTAATGAACGGCTGTAAGCTTAACGCAAAGAACAAGCTGTACCGTGAGGATGCACTCGCGATCAAAGGCGAAATTGGTGTTGCTCTTGGCAATGGCAAAGGTGCTGATGCTAAAGCGAAACGTCTTTATGAAAACAGTTTCAAAGCTGTCAAACACTTCAATGTCGTATCAAAAGATGAGGACAAGCTTCCTTCAGGCGACAACGCAACCGCGTCAGCTATACGCGAACACTTAGCAATTATGAACGTGACCACAGAATCAAATTTAGCCGCACTTGGCAAAGAAAAAGTTGATGCTGTAGCCGCGTTGGTACGAAAGGTATCAGGTAACTTGGTTACACAAAAAACTGTGAAGGGAAAGAAGGTTGATCTAGATCAGCCAGTATACAAAGACGGCTTATCTGATGAGGATCTGCAATCTTTTCAGGATCAGTTGGCGGTAGCTATTGCAGAGAGATTTGCATACCGCGATGCTGAAGCCGCCAAAAAAGCAGGTGCTAAGGTCGGTGTCGAAAACGATACAGTTAACTCATCATTAGATGCTTTAGCGGCATGAGTATCCGACAACAAAAAGAGGCCAAACGTGTAGGTTATGCGTTTGGCTTCGCACATGGCATGGGCGCTTCAATGTCGCTCGTGCTTATCGTCACTTGGATAAGTATGTATCTATCATGATTATTCGTATTAAATTTCGCGGTCGTTCAGGTCGCCTCATATAAGGAAGTCAGAAATGAGATTATCAGAAGCAAGCATTCTTTCAGAGAATGCATTAATTCACCAATTAGACAATCGCGGTAAGGTCGCGGAGTCTGAAATACTTGTACCATATTGGATCGGAGCGGCAGGGCTTGGTAAAACCCAAGCGGTTAAGGCATTATCAAAACGCCTTAGCGAAATACGCGGTGTTGATTTTGGCTGTAACATTTTTAGTTTAGCTCAATATTCTCCAGAGGATATTGCAGGATGGCTTTTGCCAAACAGCGACAAAACTAAAATGATCAGGATCAAACCTGATTGGATGCCCGAAAAAGGTACGCACGGTATACTGTTCTTTGATGAGATACCCCAAGCTATTGTCGCCAACCAAAACGTAGCGGCTCAGATTATCAATGAACACCGTGTTGGCGATTGGAATATACCCGACACATGGGTTGTTGTTGCCGCAGGTAACAGAGCCTCAGATCGTGCAGGTACAAACCAAATGCCTAACCACCTCAAAGACAGGTTGATGTTCTTGCCAGTTGAGGCCAACCATTGGGAATGGATTAGCCATATGATGTCGCGCAAAAGAGGCGAACAGGCTTGTGCTTTTATTGGCTTCAAGCCTACTGCTTTACATGTAGTCAATCATGATGAAGATGTGAACCCGACACCTAGATCATGGGATAAGGTCTGCACTGCCATGACAATTTACGCAAGCTTACCATTAGCTCAACGCAGGAATGCTGTAGCAGGATTGGTTGGCGCGTCTGTGGCGGCAGAGTTTTTTGCTTTTCTCGCGGTATATGATGAGATTGGTGATGTTGATGACATTATCAAAAACCCTGCATCTGCACCCATCCCTGACCGTCCAGATGTTGTCTTTGCTCTTTGTCAATCACTAGCGTCAAAAGCTAGCGACAAAAACATTGGCAACATTATCAAATATATCAATCGACTTGAGGAGGTTGGCATGGGTGCTGAGTATTCTGCTTTCGTTATGAAGACAGCAATACAGGCAATACCAAACTACAAGCAGAACCCAGACATAAGAGATTGGGTTTTGAATAGTGGTGGCAAAGAGTTGCTACTCTAAAAAACAAGCAGATACCTCGCGTCAGCGCGAGGTATCTTTTTTTTAATTTGTTCAATTGAACTTTTTTTTAGTGAGGTATTATGGAACCCAAATTATTAGTTGCCCGTGCTGTTACAAAGCTTTTGCTTCAGTATCCATTCTATGGGTCACTGGCCTTAGCACTGCGAATGATGCAAGATGACACTATCGACACCATGTGTACTGATGGTAAATCAATCAAGTGGAGTGCTAACTTTGTTGCTACTCTTGATCCCTTACAAGTGATGTTTGTTATTACTCATGAGGTGTTACATGTTGCGTTCAAGCATATGTTCAGGATAGGCAAGCGCAATCACAAGCTGTGGAACATTGCCTGTGACTTTGCAATCAATGCAATACTTATCAAAATGTTTGGCATCGAAGCTATGCCAGAGGGTGGGCTTTACGATCCTCAATATGAGGGTATGTCAGCCGAAAAGATTTATGATCTAATCAAAGACATGTCTGATGATGAAATAGACAAAATCACTGGCGGTCGAGATCAATGGCAGATGGGTGATTTTCAAGAACCTAAAGATGGCAATGGTGATGCGATGCAGGAAGCAGAGCTTGACCAGTTATCAGATGATATCGATCAAAAGGTTATCATAGCCGCTGACACTGCCAGAGCCGCAGGAAAGCTACCATCTGAAGTGCAGGAGCTTGTTGATATTATGAAGCGGTCACAAGTTGACTTAGAGACAGTAGTCTCTCGCTTTGTTGGTGGAGATGTTCCTGCTGACTTCAGCTATAGGAAAATCAACAGGCGCTCTTATATGATGCTCGACATGGTGTCACCAACGATTGCCAAGCATTCTGTCGGTCACGTTATTATCAAGATTGACAGTAGCGCATCGGTCAGAAAAGAAGAGCTTCAATATTTCCTTGGCATCTGCAATCAGTTTGTCGAAGAGAAGCAACCAGAATCTGTTACTATCATTACTTGGGATACAAAGGTTCGAACCGTCACAACCTACGATAAAGGTCAAGCAATACCTGACCTAAAGCTTACAGGTCGAGGCGGCACACTAATCAGCCCAGTGTTCCAATATGTAGAAGACAACCAGTTGCCATGTGACTATTCAATTGTTTTGTCTGATATGTGCATCTTTGACTACCCTGAGCGTCCTGCTAATTACCCAGTGCTTTGGGTAAGCCCAGATATGAGATCGAAACCTGCCCCTTGGGGCAAGTCAACTTGGATGAAGGCCGCTTAATGCGGTCTTCTTTTTTTAAAGGGAAAAGTAAATGGAAAAATTTTTAGATGTAATAGCATTTATAGTGCTATGTGTGTTGCCAATTTCGATTGTTGTTGGCGTTTGGTTATCATTGGCAAAGAATGTCATAACCGTTTTTGGAGCAATGTAAAATGGAAACTTCTGATATAGATTATCTAACAATTTGTAAATCAATAGATGTATTGAAAGCACACGCTCAATACACGTTCAAGCAGTTAGGACTGTCGAAAGATGCAACTGAAAAATTAATAGAACATGCCAGAGAAAATGCGTATGTCAGCCACAAGGCTGTCTCTTCTATCATTGGTTTAAATACTTCATCTGCAAGGATATTGCTTTCTTCATTCAGTAGTTGTGTAAATGAAATACACCAAACTAGAAGGATGCTCCGCAGTGTTGATAAATCATCAAGGCTAGACGAGGCTAGGTATGAAAGTCAAAGCAATGCATATCGAGCATTCGGTGACGCATTTCCCTCTGCTCAGATAGAGACTAAATGTCAGGTTGGAGAAGAGATTGCCGTAAGAGATCTCTACAACAAATGGGATACCCTTGTTGAGGGCGGTGCGAGTGTTTCAGTTCCTATCAGTTGGAACAAAAAGATATACGAAGAAGGTATATCTGTTGTACAAGCAGGAGATGGTGCAAGATTTATCTTGGATTGCAAAGAGCGCAAGATAGCTAGGCTTAACAATGACTATATACGTTGTTGGGCTGTTCGAGCGGTCAAGCGCAAGCATAAGGTATGCAGTGTGGAGAATGCCACCGTCATGAAGTACAATGCAGGTGGTGAAGTTGTGCTATCAATCTCTGACAGCTTCAGTAAATCTGAGAGCTTGATTAGACGTAGGATCAAAGACAAGGCACTTGGTGTGCTTATGGAACTCTAGGCTTACCTCGCTGTAGGTTTATACATGCCTTCCTACAGTTTGCCTAGAAAACTTAGGGGAGAGCTGCGGCTCTCCCTTTTTTTTGTTCAATTGAACTTTTTTATGGGAGAAATATTAATGAGTAATGATGAAAAAAAACCAACGATAGGTAATCGTATGGGGTTTATTGAAACTATTAATGACACCTTAACTCTTTATAGAGGTTTGCTAGAACCTAATCATCGTGGATTTAACAATAGAAGCGACTTATCTTTTGATGAGAAGATGCTTATGAGAAAATCAATTGAGGATCTTAAACGTGCAGATCTATATTTTATGCACGAGGATTTTGCAGAAATACTGACAGACTATGGAGATCAATTTGATGGAATTGATTTTCCTGAAATGCGTTTCAGTGAATTTACCAGACCATGTTCAAGAGTATGTTACATGCGTATTAATCATCTTACTAACCTTATACTAGATAGTGAAAATAAAGATAAATCCGTAGCAAACTATGGCTATATTACTGAGTATTATGAAGACAAAACAACCGCTATCACCTTGGTTGCGCCATTAACTGCGCCAAGACCAGTGGGTGCTTATCATCCTGATCGTGGTATTTATATGCCAGAAAATACACCAGAGGAATTTTACGAACCTTTTGCGGGTGCATGTTTTTATATCGCAGGTGCTTTTGAGTTAATCAACAATCCTAAGTTTGTCATATCTAAGGCGGCAGGGACTAGAGCGCAAAGAAAACAAATGAAGCGTGAGCAAGACATACCTTTGGAGGCATGGCATCAAATTGCATGGAATGTAGACGATGAAACAATTGAGGTAAACGAAGTAGATCGTGGTGGATGGCATATGCCCCTTCACTACACTAGGGGTCATACTCGAAAAGCTGAACCGCATCACAAAAACGTGATGTATAAAGATGGCAAACCATACAAATGGATACACGGCTTTTGGTCTGGTCATCCTGCGTATGGAATTAAGAAGGGGTATCATGCCCCTAAAATAACTGCGGCATAAGGAGAGAAGTAATGAAAAGATTTTATGTGGAATTAAAACGTCATACCCGAAGCATATCAAGCTCTGAAAGCCTTGATACATGGGCTGAAGAAAAATCTGAATTTGTTTACATTATGGCGTATCATAGAGATCAGATTGTAGACATGCTTGGCGATGAATATTTTATCGTTAAAATAATTGAGAAGGAGATAAGTGAACGTGGCTACTAAAGTTGGAGACACTGATTTAGTTCAGCGTGGCATTCTAATCAGTAAGTATATTGATAATGAGTGTGATGAGCGAGAAAGAATACAAGCAGAATTTCTCATAGATAACGATGACTGGTGCAACAAAGTTTATGTACAACAACTTATCGCTCAAGCCAGACTTGAGGAGTATTTTATCTGATGGAATATTGGACACTCTTAACGATAGGATACAACGTCCTTGATAATATGATGTATGTCAGCATCTGGTTTCAAAATGAAAAGGATTGTTGGAGCGTACTTATGAATAGCGGTACGCTCTACGATCAAATCAATGCCGAAATGGGTTACTGTGATGTAAGCGAGGTCGCATCGCATGTAGTGAGGCCTAAAATCAGACCTTGGTAGGAGAAGTAAATGCCAAAATATAAAGTAACCGCCACATGTGATGTGGGATATGCCGCTGTTATCGAAGCCGATACCGAAGAAGAAGCTTGGAAGATAGCAAAAGGTGACTGTGAAGCGGATTGGGAGCAAACCGATCAAGGTCACGACTGGACAGTAGAAAACATTTGGGAGATAAAATGAATGGGATATGAGCAGTTAACCATGTTTCAAGCCAGTCAATTGAAATGGTTAAAAAGACAGGTGGATAATCTCGCGGATGAAAGCAGACGAAGTGATGCTAGGCCGCGAATAGAACAGGAGCTTTTCGCCGCGCGTGAGGAGCTTGATGATTATGTTGAAAATTTAAAGCAATCAGGTATTGCAATAGAACATGGGAGAAGATCATGGCTATATTAGCTAAAGCAAAAGGCACGGTTTATGCCAGTGAAGAAGCAAGAATAAAACTAGAGGTTTTGTACAGACAAGGTTGGATGGAACAAAATAAAAAAGACGCGGCTTTAAGGCCCGAATTAAGAATAAGGTCTCATTTCAAATCTGATAAAGTAATAAAAAGATCTCAGTCACCAAAAAAACCTCAATTACCAAAACAGGCAAAAATAGTTAATAACATGTTGTCTGAAGGAAAATCACCTAGGCAGGTAGCTAAATCTTTATATGAAAATATAAAGTATATCAGTAGCTTAATAACTAAATATAACCTTCCTACAAGAAAATAAAGCGCACCTACGCAAATTAAACGAATCATGTGTTATGTTGTAAATAAGATCCGTTTTTTGCAGGAGATAAATTATGCCTCCACCATAATTATGCGTAAGCTATGAGTGCGCTGAGGGCGAACTGAACATGTGAAATGACGAACAGTCCTTAACCATAGCAGTAAGAGCCTGAACCTTTACTGGTGATCTTACACTAGGGGAGAAGTATCAGCCTTCTCCCCTAATTTATAAAAGTTCAATTGAACAAAAAAAAGAGGTGGCGCGAAGCCACCTCAGATCCGTTCAGAGCAGGATTATCGTCAGTTCACAACAAGCGGAAGTGAAAAACAAATGTCCTGACACAAGATCTAGCACTCGCACATATTAACGTCAAACACTTTTGTTTAGTTTGTCAGACAAATCTTTTATAAGATTTAGAGTGGTTCTTATATCTAGACGTATAACCTCTACTTCTTTTCCTTTTGAATAAACGTGTAAATTCACACACTTATCACCCTCTCTTGCAGTAATGTACTTGCTCATAAGTCAATATCCAAATCTAAATCATGTGCTATTGACGCAACACTTGTCGCGTAAGGTAGGTTGTATGTGCTTGTGGGGCTATCAAAAGATAGCTCAGTATCACCCTGCTTTCCCGCCCAAGAGAAGCGGCATTTCCACACAATTATTTTTGATAAAGAAGAATGTACAGGATCAGGTCTGTGTACCGTAAGGCCAACATCAGCCTTAGCAAACCAAGCGGCTGACCCAGATATGTCATACCCTTTCGGGGCAGGTACTTCTCCATTACTATCACGCATCATCTTTGTTGGGTGTGCCACAAACCATAGATGTATCCCGTGCGCTTGTGCAAAAACTCTTAATCGTGTCAAAACATCTGATACCCATTCTGTTTCAGAAGTATCTGATTTATCCTTCTGAATATAATTATAAGGGTCAATGATTGCTCCCCTTATTCCATGCCGTAAAACGGCAACCTTCAATCGCTCGATAATGCTATCAACAGATGATAAAGTTCCATCAGCTTGATAGAGAAAAGAAAAGTTCGATTGAACAAATTGCTTTCCCCCCTCCATTTCTTCTTTTGTCATTCTTGGTGTTTTACCATCAAAGAAAGGCAGTCGTAAAAACTTACTTATCAGCTTGGCAATGTGTATTCGTGGCTCGTTTTCGAAACTGCAAATTGCAAACTTCCATCCCTCACGCTCCGCCAAGTTTACCATTAATTGATCTATAAATTCTGATTTGCCAGAGCTTGGGTGACCAGTCACTACCGTAAGTTGACCCTCAACAATTGAATACAATTCGTCTACATTTTTGTAGCCAGTTGATACACCTGAACCCACCCCTTTCTCATAGATCTCATCAACGTCCTCAAAGAAATGCTTCGCGTCAAAAAGACCTGCAACAGGCCAAGGTGACGCCCCAGTAATCAGGCTATCCACACCGTCTTTACCGTGCTTCAATAAGACATCGTTGGCGTCCTTACAGCCCTCTGGATAATGAATTTTAAAAACTTTATCCTTACCAATGCGCCTTGCAATTTCTTCAGCCATAGCTTGACCTGCATCATCAGCGTCAGTTGCGATTATAATTTTTCCTGCCTCATCAATTTGCTTCTTCGCGTTCCATAAGAACTTGAATTTATTATCTTCTTTCGGATCAACTTGATTTTCGGCAACCTTCATTACTGCACCATTTGGAACAGAAACAGAGCTTGTATACCCTGATTCGATAAGTGCCAACGCATCCATTTCTCCTTCGCAAATTATAAGATCTTTGCCTTTCTCAACGTTATCAATGTTAAAAAAGGTTTGAGGCGCACCGTTGCAGGAAAAACCTTTTCCTTCAATCGATCTAATTTTTTGAGCGTAATCTTCACCCTTATTTGTGTATGGAAAAAGTATACAATCAACTTCTGCTTTAGCAGATTGTATATAATTTTTAGCGTATTTTAGATTTACTTTTTTGGCGGTCTCTTCCGAGATGCCCCTGTGACGCAGAAAGCTTATCGCGTTCTCGCCAAGTGGAGATGTCTCAATTTTTTTTGCAACGGACACTACTTCTACCCTTCTCTGAGCTTTGATTTGTGGTAACTCATCACGCAAAGGAACAATGCCGTTCATACCGCAGTGCCAACAATGGTACAGCGCCTTATCGCCATCTATCCTAAATGATAAAGTCTTTTCGTTTTTCTTTTTGCGGCTGTGACCACAGCTTGGGCATGATATTTTATATTGACCTTGACCTAACCTGTTAGCTTCACCGCGCAGTTCTTGTTCTACTTGCACGTTATTTCCTACTCTGATCCGTCTAGCATAGATTTCAGAGTGCCAGTCAGTCAAGCCACTAAATTTAGTGGTTACCCCTATATATAAATACTATATAATCTCTCTCTTAGAGAGAGAGATATATTATATATATATTATATATTAATTATATTATTTATATTACACGCGCTCACGCGAATAATAGTTCTAGGATTTTCTTTATCTAATTGCCAGTAAATCATCTTCTGTTTTACCTGACGATCATTGGCATAAATCTTATTTTGCATACAATCGAGAATCAGGCTTTCATCAAGGTCAGGCCTTCTTGATGCGTAATAAATTACCATCTCAACCTTCACATCTTCAGTAATTAAATTTTCTAGAACTGGGCATTGCGAATCAAATGCTTTGACATAGTCCAAAGCTTTTTTTGACTTTATAAACCGAGGCTTGCCACCGATCAAAACAGCCTTACGACTGTTCGCTTTACTGGCAGGTTCACCATAAATTGTTAACGAAGTATACCCCAAAAAACCCTATTGACCCCCAATTGATAATATGATTTAAGCATAGATGTTCGGAGTAAACAATGAAAATAACAAACAAAACTGGGTTACCAGATTCTTTTGTCAATTTTGCCCGTGATGACAAGTACACGAAGGGCAAAGCTGATATCAGCGTAACAACATTAATTGATAGTCCTCGTGTTCGAATCATGAAGGATCTTCATGCCCACAAATTAGAAGCAGATGTTGTCGATATGATCTGGCCTCTATTTGGTACGGCAGTCCATCATATTTTAGAAAGTTCAAAGAATACTGATGGTGTGACAATCGAAGAGCGATTGTTTGGTGAAGCACTTGGTTGGACGCTGAGTGGAGCGATAGACCATCAGGAACTTTTGGATGATGGCACTGTTCGGATTACAGATTACAAAGTTACTTCAGCTTGGTCAGTTATTCTTGGAAAAGATGAATGGGCGTTACAGCAGAACTGTTATTCTTGGCTCATCAAAAACTCTATTGATGGAAAGAATAGGGGAAGAGATGTAAGTAGCTTACGCATCTGTGCCATACTGCGTGACTGGCAGAGAAAGAAAGCTTTGTTCGACAAAGACTACCCACAAGCTCCAATAGTTATTGTAGATCTTCCTGTTTGGTCTGGCAGAAAATCTAATGATTATATCCATGAAAGAATTACCCATCATCAGGACGCACAGATTATGTACGACACTGAAGATAGATTGCCATTGTGTAGCTCAGAAGAAATGTGGGCAAAACCAGATACATTTGCAGTCAAAGAGAAGGGGAAAGTAAGAGCTAAAAGAGTTCTTAATTCCGAAGAAGAAGCCAAAGAATATATTGGTGATAAAGAAAACTTAGCAATTGAATTTCGTCAAGGTGAACGCACTAGGTGCGAAGGATATTGTTCTGTTTCAGAGTATTGCGATCAGTTTAACGGATGGAGAAAAACATGAGCGATAATTTAAAATTTATGAGCGAGAAGTTAACAACCGCTGTGAGGGCATTAACAAAAGCCCAGAAGGAATTTAATACACCTGAAAAGGATGCTACCAATGGATACCTTGGTAACAAATATGCTAGTTTAAAAAGTTGTTTAAACACACTTAAACCTACTTTGCACGACAACGGCTTTGCACTTACTCAAGAAGGTGGCAAGGATGAGTTTGGTCATTTTATAGATACAAAGTTTATTCATGAAACAGGTGATTCTTTTTCGAGTAGAATCTATCTTGAATTAGATAAAAGTAATATGCAGGGCGTTGGAAGCGCAGTGACATACGCAAAGAGATACGGCTTATTGAGTTTAGCCGCTATGGAGCCAGATGAAAATCCTGATGATGATGATGCAAATAAGGCATCAGGAACTAAACCTAAAAAAAGTTCAATTGAACAAAAAGCCGAGAAGATCCCCGCTGCCGGGCAGCAATCTTCAGGGAATTTACCCGAAAAAAAAGAACAACCTGCGCCTGAAATTGATGGCTTAGATTTTTAATGGAAGACGACAAGCCTTTGGGTGTTATCACAAATACTATTTCATGGGATAAGAAATACAAAACCCCATTTAGGTTTTATGATTGGCACTCATGGGCTGATGTTCTTTGCGCTTGGATTGATGGAGCAAAGAGTGTCGAACAATTACAGAAATTTGCTAATGCAAATAAGAGGTCTATTAACCTCGCACAACACGAAAACCTGACTTCATACGAGTCAGTAATAGATAAGCTCAAATATAAAAAGAAGGAACTATCATGACAGAGCAACTAAAAAAACCAAGCGGCGTATTGTTTAAACAAAAAAACAAAACAAAAGAAAGCCAACCAGATCATACTGGCAACATTGAGCTAAGTATTGATATGGTTAAACAGATTGTAGCCGAGATCAAATCAAACGCTAGTAAGTATGCTAACGAACATTTTAAGATTGATCTTGCCTGTTGGGAAAACATCGCAAAATCTGGTCAGCCTTACATGAGTGTTAGGGCAAGCATCCCTGAGAAAAAGGATGATGATCTCAATGATGAGATACCTTTTTAAAAATGAAACCAATTAACATTAGGCTTACTGCTGAAGAAGTTAATAAATGTAATCAAGCTGCTACTTTAAGGTGGCAGCTTGCTAGAGCAAGTGGTGTTGTAAACCAAAGAAAAGATGGCAGTAGGGATGATGGAGATATTGATTTACTAGGTATAAAAGCAGAGGTGGCTGTAGCAAATTTATTGGACTGTAAGTATAGCCCATTTGAATTTGGTGTAGATACTGGAACTGATTTTTTTCTTGGAAAGGTATCTATAGATGTTAAAAGCACTTTTTATAAAACAGGAAAGCTATTATTTAAATCTAAAGACTATTTTAAAGCAGACTGCTCTGTACTAGTTTCATCAACAAATGATGACAATGTAATGAGCGTTGTAGGTTATTCTTCACAGAAATACTTTTTAGAAAATTGTGTACCTGATAACTTAGGTCATGGTCAGTGCGTTACCTTAAAACAGGATCAGCTAAAGCCTATGGAAAATCTATGGAGATATCATGTGGCTAATAAATTCAAATGACACTAATTCCGAAACATAAAAATATTCGGGATGAGAAATACCTGAAGACTATACGGGGGCTTCCCTGTTTGGTCTGTGGTCGTGGCGCAGAGGCGCATCACCTAATGTGCGTGGGGGAACGTGGGTTAGGTTATCGCTCAGGGGATAACTGGGCAGTGCCTCTGTGCCGCAATTGTCATACGGACTTACATCGATTTGGCAATGAAAAGAAATGGTGGAACCTAGAAGGTATCGATGTGATTGAGTGGGCTAAGATAAATTGGGAGAGATATCATGGTAACGATAACTAAAAAAACTATACAGAAATATGTATGTCCAAAGTGCAAAGCAAAATCTGGTGAATCTTGTGGTCACAGAAAAGATAAATCAAGAAGTCATCATGCTAGAATGGAACTCGCTCAAAAAAAAGAAAAAGAAAGACTTTTTTATAAATTAAAAAGAAAGTTAGGTAAATGAGTACACACACACTGAAAGCTAATCGTAGGCATCCCGATGCAGATCGACAATGCATACAGGTTGGTCACATTACTTTCGAATATAGCAGAAAGAATAAGACTTTCTGTTTAAAGGCTTGTGAAGCTGTGAATGCAAAAGACAGAAGACCTTTGTTTACAGGTTTTATTGAGAAAGGAATGGCTGAAGAGCTAATGCGTTTAGCATCTGTTTTTAGGCAAATATCGGAGGAAAAAGATGAGTGAAGTTAGAAGTAACGCTATGAATTTTGAGGCAGTAAAGGTTTCAATGCAACAAAATAAAGATGGAGTTATGTTAAGATTAGCTGTGCATCCAAATGACTGCCCATCTGATTTACACACAGATTGGGTTGGGAGCCGCTATATGGTCGCTATGGTTAAGCTAAACGATCAAGATGAGATAGAGACCAGACAGAACGAACAAGCCATACAGAGGATCATATCGTCCTGTGGGTTACTATGTAGGGAGATAGATTTCCAGACCTACCTTGGCGTTGACGATGAAGATTCCGCTGTAAGTATGATTAGAGAGAAGTGTGGAATATCTTCTAGAACAGAATTTAGAGACAATGTAACTGCTAGAGAAAAATTTATTGAAATCCGTGAGGAGTATAAGAAATGGACGAAGTAGAAGATAGGTACATGAACACTGTTGAGCTTAGGAACTACATGTCTGTTTCTAAAGCAACCCTGTGGAGAATTATGAATAATGATGATAAAATGCCGAAACCTTTTAAGGTTGGCGAACGTGGTGTACGTTGGAGAAAATCAGAGATAGACCAATGGTTAGAGGACACTAGGTAGTTAATTCTTGAGGAGCAATACATCCTATTGTTTGCATGCCTGATCGAGGGGCAGGTTCCTCAAGAACCCCTCACCAAAAAAGTTCAATTGAACTCTTTTAGCAAAACATTGGCTCTTTTAGTTAGTTTTTGTTTTGCTTTATCTAATCTGTCTAGTAACTCTTTTTTCTTTTCGTCAGTAAGAGTTCTGCTATCCCTAACATTATTTATTTGACGAGAGATCTTACGCCTTTGATTTTCTATCTGTCTAATAATACCTATAAATCGTATTTCATCTGCATAATCAGATCTAATTTTGGCTACTGCCTCTGAACTACCTGATTCAGATGCGGCCTTAAGTTCGTCCTTGGCTATAAGTATTTTGTCTCTTTTCTCTAGGTAGTCACCAAGGTCTTCTCTTGGAGAAACACTGCTGTATATTTTTCTAGTAAACGGTATAGATCGATACAGTTCTTCCTGTAGTCCATCACCAGAAAGTTTGGTTGGCAACTCTACCGTTCTCTGTGCGAAGCGTCCGATACCACCAGTTATATATTCAAACCAAAACTCTAGAACATCAGGAGATACATCTACAAGACCACTGCTTGCCGATGATCCTCCTGTTAAAGAGTTTACATTATCAGCAATCCATTTAGCAGAGGGTGATGTCGTAGACCAATATAGTTGAGAAGAAGGAGTTCTATCGCCCGGAAAGCCTTCTTTAAATACTGGTTTTCCTGTAAAATCTTCATTACTTATTATGTCTATAAATGGGTCAGCTATTGTAGGAGCAACAGCATTATCTATGCCGTAATCCCAGATACCACCTATTGGGCTAAGAGTATCAATGGTTGTGCCAACTATAGAGTTACCTGCACCTTTTAGATCTGTGCCGCCTCTCGCAAGTTGGCTCATAGCTCTGCCAACATTATGAGCCATATTTAATCCGTATGGCATTGGGATAGATATGTATCCTCTTTCAGAGAAAGGGTTCATAATAATAAAATTATGCTCTAGCACATACTCAGGTATTTTATCATATGTTAGCTTACCATCTTCGCCCTCATCTGAAAGAAGGCTGTTAAGCTGATCTTGCAATACACCTGCCGCTATAATGCCTAACCAAATCTGTTGTACTTTCTTTGATCGAGTGGCAGCATTTAAAAGTGCAAATGAACCTTGTAGAGATGCATTGTAAAATAAGTACCAAGCATTCATTAGTGATCTGTACTCACCACCTTTAGAGAAGTTAACAGTGACACTTCCTGCAGCTTGAGCTGCACGTTCTCTGTTATACCCCTTATCTAACAAAGCTTTATAGGTTGCGACACGAACACCATTCTCAACGATAGTGTTGTAGTCTTCCATAAACTGTAGAAGTGATTTTCCTTTGCCTAAGAATTTTTGTTTAACAATTCCAAACTTACCCTTTTGACCTGCTTCGCCAATATCTCCTATAATACCTCTTAAATTGTTCATCTGATCAGCGATTGTGTCCATTTGGTTGGTAGCGTTTTTACCACCTGCTTCCACAAAATCTTCGTATATCTTTGACCATTCTAAATTAGATTCAGGATCAGTTTTAGACTTTGCAAAAATTGGGGTTGATCGTATAGATTTTTCAATTCCTCCAAGAGCAGGTCTGACACCTTTTAGTATAGCCTTTGTCATACCTTTTTCTTCGTACTGATTTACGTTTACACCTGCTGTACTAAGGTCTCGTAAAAAGTTGCTAACAACAAACTCTGGGTTGTATGATGTGTTAATGTTTGAAAGGTATCTGTTTACCTTCAACATACCCCTGTTAATTATATTCATACTAGCAGAGCCAAGACCACTGCTTCCCTTCATAGCTTTAGCTATTTTTTCGTCTTCGAACCTAACGTATACATCAGCACCGTTTTCTTTAACTGTCATGATCATAGGATCTTGAGCGGCATTAAAGTCAGGGCTTTCTTTTGTTACTGGCCTACCGTCAGACATGACGGTTCTTCTTTGAGTTGGGATACGATCTAATATTTTAGCATAAACACCAGTTTTCTCAGTATCTGCCCGCAGAAGTTTTAGGAAAGATTGACCAACTAAATTTTTCTCTGATTTAACAACTGAGTTCTGGTTTTGAGCTATCGTTGTAGCAAAAATGTCTGTGGCGTATTTATACCGACCAAGGGCCGTTGGGTCTTGCCTACCTTTTCCCCCAAAAGATCCACCAAGAGAAGCACCAAGTCCTATGTCTTGCTCGTTCTCTGGGTCAAAAACACCCCGAAGTGGGACATAATTCTGGTAATTTGTAAATTCTATAAACTCTTTTGGAATTAAACCTGAATCAATTCTAACTTTGTTTGTATCTTTAATTATGCTTTTTACAGCAGTGCCGAAATTAGACACCGTTGTTTTATTTTCTGCATTGAGACTGTTGAACCAATCTAATATTGCATCTGCCTCACGATCAGACATTGCAGACCCTTCAGGATTATTAGAGTCTTTGTTGGCTCGAATGTATGCGTTTCTTTCTTTTGCGTGACTGGCATATAAATAAATATCTCCCAGCGCTAGAACTTTGTTTTTTGAGCTTTCTATAGCTTGTGAGACAAAACCTTTACCATTAGCAGCGCTATCAGAAATTCTTTGTAAATTATTAATTTCTGCATCTGTTACATTTAACTGGTTTAGTGCGTCAGTGGCATTCTTATAAATGCCTTTCTCTCTCTTGAGTAATTCATTTGTAGTTTTACGGTGATACAATTCCTCTTTTAGGTAAGTATCCATAGCATCAACAATAGTAAGGCCTTGTTCTTTTAGCTCTTGTATCATTCTGCCTACGGGCAGGAAGCTATCTTGAAACCTTCTAAGTACTTCGTCAGCGGCCTTCTGCGCCCTGTCTGCAGGTAATGCAATCCTGAATGCTTTTCCAATAAAATCTGCTGATCGAGCATAGTTTTGATAATACTGTTTTTCTTGTATTTGATTTGGCAAACTAGCAGGGTTTAAGCTGTATTGAACTTTACCATTTCTAATAGCCCTGTCTTCTGGTTGTATGTTTGCGTAGAAGGTTTTTACCTCAAAAGCACCATTAGGAGCCTCTCTGTCTTTAACTAGAACCAATGTTAAAGGTGGAGATACCTCTGGTGTGTTTCGTGTCCATTGTAATACAGCAGTGGGTCTTCCGTTATCTATCTCGGTAGAAAGCTCAACTCCCTCTGGATCGCTTTTAAATCCCTGACGTTTAAATTTCTCAAGGATGTCTATAATTGCTTTTTGAACTGGTCTTGGGTACTTACTATAGTTGGAGTATCTCTTAAGCTCTCCTTCGTGTCTTCTATCTAAAATGTGCCTAAGCCCAGTGCCAACTCCTATTCCAGATACTTCTGTATTTTCCCCTGCTCGAAGAAACACTGGTTTTTTATTTATAAATCCATGAGCATTAGATCTTATATCATCGGGATCGAGATCAGGTCTCTTCATAATTGTCTTAGGCTCTATGTTACCTAAAGAAAAAGATGTAGATTCAACAGCTTGAGTATCTGATGTAAGGTCTTCAATTATTTGTGCTTGTTGTTCAGTAAAAGCGGAAGGTTCAATTGAACTTTCTTCTTTTGCTACTGCAGGATCAATGTCTTTTGTAATATTTGTATCAGCAAAATTTATTATCTTATCTGGTGAAAAATCACTTTCAACTTCTTCTGCACCATTAAAGTATTTAAGTTCTGCTCTTATACTTGGAACATCAAACTCTGAACCAACAGCAACTCTTGTATTACCTTCTATTATATAAGGCTGTCCTCTGTGATTAACTCCAACCACGATGGCACTACCACCGTACTGACCATCTGCTTGTTCAGGATCAAATCCTTCTTTAGAAACTTTTTCTCTAAGAGCTTGATACCTTGCATCTGATCCAGATCTAACCTCATCATTTGCTCCAGTTAGAGTACGAAGAAAAGATGTTTTTATAAATAAAGGTTTTTTCTCAAAATCCATTCCCATAACAGCAGTTATTGGGCCAGTTAAAAGTTTTCCAACAGCACCATCAGGATCTCCTGCAGCAGCTTCTTCTGCTATTTTTTGTTTTCTTAAAATATATTCTTCGTTACCATCTCGAACTGATGGATTGTCTTGTCTGTAGCCAAACTTTTCACGAGCTACTATAAATCCTTCTCTGTCTGCTGAGGTGAGCCTTGATCCTGTTGTTGCTTCGGAGCCGAGGCTGTATCTTCTGTCGAGGTCTGAGTTCCCTCTTCTAGAGGCGTCCTTGCTTTTTCCAGTCCTCTCATCGCTTCTAAGAACTGAGCCATTGGATTTTGCATCTTCATACTCCCTTGCTAATTTATCTACAGAGCCTCTGTCTATTTCATCAACCCTTTCAAACCAAGGGATGTCGGCTCTTGACGTTACTTTAAAATTACCTTGTTTAAATATACCTGTTTTAGAATTTTTTCTACTAGCGTCTTTAGACATAACACCAGTAAAATCTTTAAATGTTTGAGGTGTCATGTAAACCACATCACCATCTGACAAAGGATATTCTACAACAGTGGCGTTTGATCCTTTTAGGTATGTCATGTTTGATGAGAAAGTATCTGTCTTACCTTCAGTGACCCTAGTTCCTACAGTCTTTCTGTCTATGATTGCTTTCAAGGAGCCGTGATTAACAACCTGCTCTCCTTCAATCACCCAAGTCTCCCAGTGGAACCTGCCTAGGGAAGCATCATTTGGTCTTCCAACTAATTCATAGGCTTTATTAACATTCTTACGCATACCATTTTCAAGCATACGAGTAACAAGAATACCTTTTGGGCCTCTAAATATTCCGTTAAGACCTTCACCATTTGGCCCAATGCCATCATAAATATTAGCTCCACCGTATCTGCCATCATCCCATAGGTGTCTGCCTTGTATTCTGTCCATCACAAGAACATCATCTTTACCTGCAACAAGAAGAATAAAGGATAATACTTTATTATCTATTCCTGCGCCTTCTGTGTTTGAAAGAAATGTTTCTCTTATATCAGACGCTAAAACATTCTGATCTACCATTTGTTCATGAACTAAATCAAGAGTTGTTCTGTTTGTGTTCGGAATCATTTGTGACATTGCAGAAACTAATTTAGCTGCTGCGTTTACGTTCATAGTAACTTGTTTTCCGGGTGAACCTTCAGGAATTGCCGTGGAAACTTCAAGCATCCATCGATCAAGATCATCATCCGTCAAAGGTTCACGAACAGCTTTCTCTAACAATGGATGAGCTTGATCAATTACATCTATGTATGCTGACTCTTGTTGAACTGGCCCTGCGCCTCTTGAAAGTATTCCCCAGATAAATAAATCCAAGGTCATTCTAGGCGTAGCGTTACCGCTGTTATATATATTTTGTAAATCTTTTACATGACCAAAGCCTTCATCCACACCCTTTCTTAACTCTGGCGTAAGAGCTTTAAGCTTCTCAGCCATAGCTTCGGGTGAAGAACTATACTGTATAGCAACAAGGGGTGGAGCAGGAATATATTCACCACCGAAAGCATCTTGCATTGCGTCCATCCAGTTTTCTACAGAATCTGTAGCGTTTGGATGTTGCTCTAAAATTTGTTCAATTGAACTATTATTTCTTTCAGCATTACCTCTGTTGTACTTTTGCGTAATCTGTATGGTTTCTGGTCTGCCCGAACCCTCTATCAACAATTCATGCGGTAACTTATGCGCTCTAGAGCCATCTGGAGCAAACGGAAGCTTGGGAGTGAAGTTTTTAAGTGAGAAAGCTAACGCCTCAGACTCAACGTCAGCTTCTGGGTCTCCAAAATCTCTATTTAAAATCATTTGGAAAGGCTTCTTCTCAGATGAGATGATGCCTCTAGCCCCTATGTTTCCGCTTCTGATATTATCAAATATATCCTCTACACTAGATATACCTACATCGTTATTGCTTTTGACTATACTGACAAAGAAATCCTTGATGCGCTGCATAAGTGTTCGAGGCTTGCCAGATAGTTTGATTTTATTATCCGCGTAATCTCTAAACAGCTCTGCCACTGACTCTTCTTCGATAGTGGCCTCAGATGAACCCAAACCTTCATACATAGATTTAGATCTATCGTAATAAGAATATTTTCTTTCTGTTGGAACGCCATCTTTTACAGCGACATACTTTTTAGCTTTGGCAGCTTTTACTAATGATGCGTATTCTTGCTTTGTAAATAGCCCAAGATTTTTAAGAGCGTGTATAACCTCATGGTTCATTATACCTTTTAGGGCATCGAACTGCTCTTGCGCTGTTGCGTTAGGATCAACAGCCTCCATAGCTAGAGATATAACTCTGTTACCATCCTTGGCATCAAACTGACCCTCTGGGTCTACATGAACATCTTGACCATTGATGTTTACAGTTCTAGCAAGAGTTTTTTCTGCTGTTAAAGCAACATCTCTAAGTCCAAGCCTTGTAAGACGTTTTCTTAAAGCGTTGAATACCTGTTGTTCTTTCGCTGTGAAGACATCGCTTTTTCTTCTGTTTAGTGCCAGATCAGCAACCGTTCTAGCTGTCTTGGCTTGCTTGGCTTCAGGAGCTATTTGCACTGGAGATGATGGAGCGTCTATCTTAGACTGAGCGGATTTAATAAAGTATTTTAATCTTTCTACATCGTTCTCAAGCTCTTTTATTGCAACCTGATCAATTTGAGGCACAGGTGCTTTTCTAGCTTTTAGTCTACGAAGCATTTTACGCTTTTCATCAAGCTCTGCTTTTCTATTATCAACGCTAGTTTGGAGAGCTTCTCTTTGACCCTGAGTTGTTTCCTGACTTTCTATCGCTTGCTTTTCTTCGGATGATAGTACTCTTGGTCTCTCTGTAGCAGGAATTGCTTGTCCTTGAGGATCTGTCTCAATTTTCTTTTCTAAATCAGTAACAGTCTTTTCTGCTCTGGCTATCTCACCTTCAAGTGAGTCAGCCTTAGCATTTAGCTGTCGAGCCTTTCTTACATTATTCTCTACTTGTTGCGCTCTTCTAGCATCCTCAAGAAGTTTCTTTCTGTAAGATCTTAGTCCTAATTTTCTTGATTGAAACTCTTCATCAGTTTCGTTCTCTGCTTTTTTCTTAGCAGTTCTTTCTCCATCCAGTACTGTCCTGATATCATTGACAGTTTTTCTGTATGATGCCGCTTCATCGAAAGAAGATTCGACATCTGCTTCAACAACGTACCCAGTCCTAACTCTATCAGATTTACGCAATAAGCCACGGCTTACCATCTCATCTCTGACATCAAGAACCATTTGTCGTGGCACCCTTTTTAGGCCTGTAGCCTTCAAAGCTTTTTGCACCGCGTTAAAAGTGTATTTCTTCTGAGCCTTAACCTCTTGTACGGCACGGTCGTATTGCGATTGTGTGAAGCCTTTACCGCTAATTGGGCCGAAGTGTGCTGCACCGCCCCCTAGAGGCTTCTGCTTCCTTACTTCTCTATCAGCAACATCTTCGCCAAGAACTCTTCTTATTTCGTCTACTGAAACAGGTGCTGTAGGATCTACTCCTTGTGCGTTTCTAGAATTTCTAATTCTAGTCTGCTCATCTAGTGCCAAAGTTGACAGGTCTACTGGTATAAGCGGTAGTGTGGTTTCTCTAGCCGCTTGCAGAAGTGCCATCTTCTCTTCGTCAGTTGATAGCCTATTGTTATCAGCGGGTGGAGCCATTGATTCAATCTGCAAAGGCTGCTCATCAAGTCCTGCTAATTTCTTTACTTCCGCTTGCTTTTCTTCTAACTTTCTTTGCTCTTCTTCAGGATCTATTACTAAATCCTCATCAATCATTACTTTTGATTTGTTTACTTCTTGTACTTTAACAAGAGCTTGCTGTCTTGCTTCCTCTTGATCTTCTTGAAGCTGTCGAGATTTTTCTTCTTCTTCTTTATTTTTATCTCTAACTCTTTGATCACCTGCTACTATATTAGTGCCGCCACGAACAGTACCACCAACAATACCTGCGGCTATAGCGACATCATAATAAATTTTTTGTGCCTCTTCATCAAATAAAGGCAAGCCTGCTTGGTATCTGTTTATAATTTCTTGACCAACTTCTGATGGAATTTCTGCGACAGTACCAAGACCAACCCCTTTAACTCCACGAGTAAATATTCCACCACTTGTACTAAATGATTTTGAAATAATCCCACCAACAAGTAGTCTGTCTATAATTAAATCTAAACCTGCTTGAGGAAGTGAATAAAGAAAAGCCGCGCCTTCATCTATTTCTGTTTTAATCCCTCTATCTATTGCATCCTTTTGAGCTTCTCTGTTATCGCCATAAAAATAAGGAATGTTAGCAGCCAAACCACCAATTATAGCACCTGCACCAGTTCCGATAATGGGAATAAACGAACCTGCCACTGCACCTGCGGCAGAACCTCCAAGTGTAGACCCAAGGTTTGGAAGTTGTTGCCCAAGAGTTTCTGTGTAAAATTTTGCGTAGTCACCAAATGTTTCGGCATCTTCTAGTTGTGTAAAGCCTTGAGCTTTTTCAGCTCTTTCTCTTTCATTTTTTTCAACAACATCAGCACCATAATTTTCTAGACCCTCTAGCCCAGTTACACTTCCTAATCCTTCTATAGATGACCCATATGCAGTTTGAAGAGCGTCAACACCTGCGCCTACAGCCTTACGAAACCCACCCTCTTCTTGAATAGGAACTTCTTGAGGAACATCCTCATTAGTTCTTTGACCGAAATAGTAATTGTAAGATTGTTTGTAGGGCTGCTCTTGCTGTGTAAGAAAGCTGTCTATCTTTTGCTGTTCTGCAGCGGTTGGTGTATCACCTGCTATTTGAACTGAGTATGCTTTACCTGAGAATTGACCTTTTTGTTGGATAACGCCCATAGTCCAATCCTCATTTATTTCGCAGTTGCATCAAGATCGACACCTAAAGAGCCTATGCCCCCAAGTAGAGATTGAAAATATTTTTCTTTGACAGAAAGATCTGCAACTTCTCTTTTAAGACTTTCTACTGAATTTGCTAATTGCTTCTTTTGCTCATCATCATAAATTATTCCTTCTTTTGAGGGAGAAGTCATTTCGGCTATTTTTTCCATAAGGCTAGATTTTCGTGTTTGAATATTATTTAATCTTGAAATAACATTAGTACCCGAAAGACCGCTCTTATCCTTACCTGCGGCAGTGGCTCTAGCTTGTTCTAGCTTTCTTTGAGCATCGAGTAATGTAATCTTATCAGCTCTATATGATTTTCTAGAAGCCTGAAGATCTTCCACACCTGCCATACCCGCTTCGCCCAAAGCACCACCAAACGTAGGATTGCTAGATGACATAAGTGCTAAACCCATTTTAGCTAAAGCTAGGTATTTATCTTGCTCTCTATCTTCTTCGTTTTCTTTCAACATGTTAGCGATTTCTGATTCAAGAGAGCTAACAGCAGAATTTGGGTCGGGCTTCTTTTTTGTGGGATCAATGAATAGATCGTCATCTATTTTATCAGCAGGTTTTAAACGCTTATCTTCAGCATCCATAGATTTTGCTATCTGCATACCTTCATCCATTAGTGATTGTTCAGCAGATAAATTAGCAAACGTGTCTCCCAAAGAATCTAAATTAGAATTTCTAGCACTTAGGATGTCAGGCATAGCTCTATTAACAGGTGTTTCAGAAGTAAATTCAGGTATATTGTCTGTAGTATCTAAATTGCTTAGTTGCTGACTTCTTAATTTACCAATATTTTCCATAGCTTCTATGCTAGGAAGACCACTTGTAGACCTCCTTGACCCTGCAATACTTTCCATATCTAAAGGATTTTGCCCTTGATCTGGATATTGAAGAGCTGTGCCTTCAAATATCGTCTTTAGATCTGGGCTTTCAATTTCTGTCTCAGGATTTGACTTAAGCATATTAGATGCAGTGTCTATATTTTCAGAACTCCCTGTGCCTGTTACATCGAAAGCTTCTACGCTTGGGCCTTCGTAAGGCTTTAAGGTAAAATTTTTGTCCTTCACTAAAGGCATTTGAGGCAGGTCTCTAAATTCATCAGGCTGCTTATCAGTGGATGCAATTGATGGCATCTGATTACCCAGTGTAAACATTGGGTCAGGGGTATTAACAGGAGCTATCTCAGACATAGGATTAAAAGTATCTAGGTTCGCAGATATATTTCCTATTCCACCAAGATCAGTAGTAACATTTGGCCCAGTGTTTAAAACAGCACTTACAATCTCAGGACTTGTTACTTCTTGCCCACGCCTCATACTGCCGCTTCTGGAAGCTTTAAAAACTCTGCCAGAACCATCTGTGAGGTATCTTTGACCCTCGTACACAACTTCTCTAGTTGGGCTACCTGCTGTTGCCATCTTAACAACGCCACCATCAGCTTTCTTTTCAACAGGTCTGTAGTCCCCACCAAAGTTAATCATTTCTGCGATAGACTTGCCGCCAGTAGCTTCCCTAACTTCTTCTTCTTCATCAGCACCTATACTTCTTAGGTATGCCAACAGCATATCCATTCTATTGCGAGATGGCTTTCCACCCTTTTCCATCATCTCGACACCATCATTTTGTTCAATTGAACTTTTTGGAGCCATAGATCTAGCCATGTCCATTATGCCGCCTTGAGGTACACCTGCTGCAGAAACTACTTCTTGAGCAACTGTAGGTTGGTTTTGAGCTTGCCGACCTTCTATGTCTTGCTTCATTCGGTTGCGTCTGCCTAGCTCTGTAAGAACCAGAAACTGAGGAACCATCCCAGATGGCTTATTTATTTCACCAACTAGCTGCTGTTCAGAAAAGTTTTTAAGAGTGTCTTGTACTTCAACTATGTTCATTACGTTAACCCACGATAAAGACTTAGACCTGCAACTCCTGCCCCAAGTGCCTGTTGCATTGGGTTATATGGCTGAAAGTTTTGCTGTGATGTATTTGGCCTGACAGGAACACCCTGAAGCATGTTTGAAAAGAAACCCAACTGATCTTTATTGAAATTCTGTTGGTTCATAAAGTCCTGATAACCTATATCCATACCTGCCTGTTGTTCTCCAAGCTGTTGCTTTCCTATGCCTTCAAGAAGTTGTGCGCCCTGTATGTCACCTGCTCTTCTAGCACTCCCAAGTTGTGCAAGCTGACCAAGCCCTGACATACCTGCTTGTCTGTCTGCATCAAAACCTGATCTAGCATCCCTAAAAGCAGCTTCTCTGCCACTAGCATCGATGTCTCCTAGCTGTTGCTGCAGACCTTCCTGCGCTAAGTAATCAGTTACGCCCTGTCTAGAACCACCAAACGCCCCCGCATTTACAGCTTGGGCATTTCTAGACGCACCCATACGGTTAAAATCTTGTATTGCACCCTGTTTTTGTCTATCTACAACCTGTTCCATGTATGGGTTCATGTAGTCTTGAGCCATTTGCCCAGTAAACTGACCCTGTCGAGATAGATCTCTAATACCACCTATAGCCTCTTGTGTCTCAGGCATACCCTGATTTGCCACGTTTCTAGCCATATCTCTTGAGTTAACTATGTCAGCTATGCTTCCAGACTCGGCTATTCTCTGACCCTGATATGGCTGATATCCTTGTAAGGATTCACCTTCAGCACGTTCCATAAGGTTTTCAAAGTACGGACGGGCGTAGTCAGGCAGTGAATTAATGACTGTCTGTTCTCCCGATTTTACTTGCTTATTACCCTTACCCATCAGTTTAACTCCATTTTATAGGCGATATAATCTGGCTTCCAACCATATTTTCTAAGCCAACGATCCCAACCCCTTCTTCCATAACCTTCTAAATACTTGCAGTTATGTATTTTAGCGTATTGAGATATTCTTTCTTGTGCCAACGGCAACCAATCCTTCATTCTCTTACCACCAATCCAGTCCATAGCCATAGAGTTTCCTTGAGGATATTCTATTAATCTGGTGGTAATTGCGGCTATAATATCATCATCTCTATCGTGGTCAGCAACAATCCATAATACAATCTGATTATCTACAATCTCTGGATACAGATCTTCTACTTTGTACTTTCCTTCTGCGGTCTTAACTGACTTTTCCATTATATCAGACACTTTAGACCAAACACTATCAAGAAATTCAACAGGAACTGGAGTAAACATTAATCCTGTTCTTACATCTTTCATGACAACGCCTTACCCATTATCCCCATAGCATCTATTTCTTCAGGCTGCATAGAAGATCCTGTTGCAGCTTTTCTAACATCTTCTCTCATCTTATCTAACTTTTCTGCACCTGCATCACTAGATCCGTTACCAATCATAGAAACTGTTGGAGCATCAACCACATACTCATCTTTACTTATAAGAAGATCTTGCTCTCCATCAATGGTTGCAGGAACTGAATCACTCATTCCGTCACCACCGCCATCAATCATTCCTTCTGCCTTGCCACCAACATCATTGTATTCACCTTCTTGAACATCTTGAACTAGCTCTTGTAGAGCCTCTTCTCCGTACTTCTGTACGAATTGTGCCAAAGCTATTGATGCTGACTGCTCATCCATATTGCCTTTTACGGCATTTACAGCGTTTACAATAAGGTCTTTTTCGTTTGGTGGAGCTGCTGTTGGAGCTAAATCGGCTATACCGCCCTCTTGTATAAACTTAGTTTGCAGCTCATCTGCAGATGGATTTCTAAAGCCATAGTTAAATTCTGGATCTATTCCGGGCCTGTATCCCATTGGTGGCTGTTGTATGTTCTGTTGTATTGGTATTGTTTCTCTTGGCTTAAATGGTGTTTTTGCGGGATCTTCCTGTTGCTTAGAAGCATCTGCTAACATTGTGCCGCCCACTACACCTGCGGTTGTAAATGGATTTGTTTTGGCAAGGTTAACTCCAGTATCAAACGTACTTTGCAAGGCATTTTTGGCCCCACCAAGACTTTCAAGTGCGCCACTGGTGTTTGCAGGTGTTACTGCATTCGCCATTTGTGGATTTACCATATCTTTAAGTTTCGCTAGTCCTGTAGCATCTGGGTTCGGAGCAGCAAACTCTTTACCAAGACCACCTAGAAGCTTACCACCCATGAAGCTTGTTAAACCTGTACCTATAGCTTCATCTAAATCATCACCCTGAAGTAAACTACCTAAACCAGAGCCTATAGCTCCTGCTGCTAATGGACTTAAAGCTGAACCAAACATTCCGGGCAGTATTGCTGAACCTAAAAAGCTACCTAAGAGGGGAAGTACCATTTAAATCTCCAAAAAGTTCAATTGAACTTTAACATTTTATTACATTTTATACTATAGTATTATTTTAACCAACCATAAATCTTTTTAGTTTCTTTTATACGATGATCTAGACCATTGTAACCACCGTTTACAACCTTAGTTACGCGCTTAATTGTGTCTTCATTTACACCTTCATCACATATTTTCCATATGTTGTTTCTTTTGAAGAACCACAAAGCTGAATCCATAGCGTAATCATGAGATACAAGATCAGGGTTGTCCATGACCTCTGGTAGCCTCATATCGCTTGAAAACATCCTATAGTTGTCTCTGTGCGTTAATTGAAGGAAACCTCGACCCCGCCACACATAGCCTTGTCCCTCGTTACCGCCACGGTGTCCGTACACCTTGTCAGCAAGAGCTTGAGGGTTTCTAGCATACGGCTCTGCCTCCGCTGTTGTTTTAAAGTACTTACTAAACACCCTCAAACAAGACTCAACAGAATAGTTTAGATTTTCTGCCGTATGCTTAAAAGAACCACTTTCATGCACAGTCTGACCTAGCAGGTGTGCGCCACGCTCTGGTGACAGCTCAAGATGCATAACCATAGCTTTAGCGGTATTGGGGCCAAACGCTCCATCTGGTTCTACACCACACTTTTCTTGCAGTAATTTTAATGCTTCAAACGCCATCAGCTTCATTCCTTTTAGCCATAAGATCTTCAAGGTTCCTTACTTTAGTGCCGCCATCGTAAGGCCAAGCATAACCCTTATCAATCATAACCTGATTAATAGACTTTGTGTCTTCATCTGATTTGTACAGCCAACCAAGCATACGCCCGAACTTACCATCTTTTTCAGTTCTTACGGTAAGCTTTGTTGCTTCCATAAGATGCATCTCCAAGAACTCTGTAGCTTGATAACCCATCTCTTTTTCTTTTGGGTTTTTAGTTCTCTTCTCTGGTGTATCTATACCCGCGAGCCTAACCCGCTCTTTCTTGGTGAGATCGAACCCAAGATCTATGCTGATGTCTATTGTGTCACCATCAACAACTCTATCTATAGATTTTACAAAATAAGTGTACATTATTTTTTCCCCATAAATTGTTTACCGCCACGGATTCCTATAGCCGCACTGCATACAGCAAAAACTAACCAAGTATACCACTCTGGGAGTTCAGACAAACGATCAAAGCCGTTTTTTACAACATTCTCTAGACCCGGTATGAAGCATAAAATAACTGGAATCATTACAACAATAGTTATAAATTCGTCTTTCCACGAGTTCTTGGTGCTTTCTGCCATTATTCTTTCCCAATCGGCAGTCGAGGTCTCTTTTGACATTAAAATGGCTGCTTTTGATTCCGCCTCTACAAGCTTTAGCTTTGTGTTTGCGGTGGCTTTGTCAGCTTTACCTTGCAAATAACTACTTGCAAGGTTTGCTATTGGTCCTATTAACTGTCCTATCATTTGTTAGATCCCATGTTTGTAAAACCAAAATATGCTGCGGTTACACCCGACACAGCAACTACATACACTGCGGCTATATCTGCAAGTAAGTTTGAGGCTTGTTCCAACCCTAGCCAAGAAGACATGACGATTGCGAAAGGATATAAAACCATGCCACTTAAAGCAAACCACGTCATCCGTAGTTGTGCGTCGCGCTTTGCGTCGGCATCTTCCATCATACGGCGGCGATCTTCGAGCATTATCTGACGCTCATCTGGATCAATCTTGCCGTTATCGTTTAGATCGTAGTCCTTTTTGGGCATTTGCGTAATCCTGTACTATTTTTCTATCGTATCCTAGTATAATTAACTTACCATTTTTATCATAGGCTGCAAACTTCTTTCCATGTTCTACTATTGTTGGCTGTTCACTTCTAGGCAAGTCACCTTCATTGAGTTGTGCGTTACTAGTATTTGTGCTTTTTTTGCTTGCTCTAGGCATTGTTCTTTATCCGAAAATGTGCCGATCTGATAATACTGCAAGCGATCTGTACTGATAAAATGTAAAAAAACCAAAACATAAATCATGGAAAATAATCCCAAACATCAACCCAACCCATATAATGCAAGTACCCTGCTGCTCCTATAAATGTCATAATAAGGAGTACAATTATACCTACTATTGTAACCATTAATTCCTGTTGTTGTATAGCATCGCGCCTTGCCTGTGCTTCGGCCTCACGCTTCTCTGCTAAGACCTCTCTCCTAATTTTTAAAAGCTCTAAGTACTTTGATCTTCCGTAGGTTTGAGTGATCCACTCTTTGAGTTCTTCTTCAGCTTCTGCAGCCTGTCTAAGTTTCGCCCAACGATCCAACGCCGTAGCATTCGAGCTTTTTGCTGATATACCTTTTTTCTGTAGCGTTTTCTTAGCTTGGTCAGTTGCGTCAAAGAATTGTCCTATCTGTTTGCTAAGACCAGCTATGGATTTTCCAGTTTGGAGGCCTAACTTTATGCCGCTAAGAACCGTGATAGGATCGACCATGATCACATTCCATCGCGTCTGCTAAACTCTACTGTTTTCTCTAAGATTGCTATCCTAGATTGCAGCTTAATGATCTCCATCATATGAGCCGCCATGCCGCCCATGTCTTCGTTAATCATATCTATATCTTGCCAAATCTCATTGTCTGCATCTTCCATGTCTTCATAGACCTCTGACAGAATATCAATAATTTCTTGAAGGTTATCAGTATTACGCTGCACATCTCTGATTAGATTAGTCTTATCAGTAGCGTTGTTCTCAACAGTTAATATATTTACTGTCTCTTCAAGGTTAGATATTGTACTAGCTTGCTGAGCAGTCCACCAAATAAATCCACCGATCTGGGCTATAACAACCCCGACTACAGCAATACTCACTTTTGGTAACTTATCAGACATTGCAATACGCTCTTATAAATTTATCAAATATTATACTTGTATATTTTAAAAAGTCTATCATCAGCCTTTACCTATAGATATTAAAAAAGCTTCTGGATTATGTTGCTCAGCAACATTTGGTATGTGAGCGTAACATTGATCGGTAGGGCCATCTCTGTAACTAAACAATCTGGGGGCTATAAATCCTAGCCTTTCGCACAAATCCCAAGGTTCATTTGAACCTTTCCAGACTTCTCTATCGTTTGAAAACCATTCATTTTGTGTATCAATATAATCACCATTTGGGGTTTTTCTAATTATCTTAAAAAAGGGAATATTAGGGTATGCTTTTGTTCTTTGATGCATATAGTGTTTGATAATTGTAATATTATTGTTTTCATCCAAATAATATCCTTTTCCAAATTCAGGATTTAGATCATCATTTTGGATGTAAATTCTATTTTCATCTGTGCCTAGGCTATCTAGATCCAACCAATGATATTGATCATCTGACGCTATGTTAGCAGTATACTCATAGCCAAACTCTGCTGCTAAGTGCTTTGCGTGATCTTTATTAACAACACCTATTACAAGTGACGTAACTCTATTACGGCAAGCATAAACTGCTTTATGAGCTATTTTCCATTGTGTGTTTGTTAGTGTTCTAGGCATTAATTAAAACTCGTAGTAAAATACATTATACCCGCAGTAAGTCCATTATTGGAGGTACTGACAATAGATCCCCATTGAGACAGAATAGCAATATCACCATAAGTAAAGGGGCTACCGTTAGCATTCAAGAGGTTAAATCCCGTTCGATCGTCAGCCATCAGTCCTACATGGTTATTGCTGTCTGTATAGCCTGTCATGCCATTTGCACCATTCGATTGAAGGTCTAGACTAGGATTATAGACCGTTGCTGAACCCCAGTTTGAACCTGACAAAGCCCCGCCAGATTGGGCTTCCCAATAAGTAAGTACCCCTTCAGGACCATACCCATCACCTCCATCTCTTACAACTGCTACATGATGATGTTCGTGACCACTTGCGTCTTGTACTTTTGCAGGGCTTTGCATTCTATAGCCAGAAGGTGACCGACCTAATGATGCATAAGTAGTCTGACCACCAATGGTCATATGCCTGTACCGAACATCGACATTTGCGTCATCATTGGTGGTATAATGTACATTTGCTTGCCCCCCAACATTAAGTGAGCCATCTGGATTATAAAACGGGTACGCTGTGCCACTGTTAGGATACGGAGTATAAAAATATGCTGTGTTATTAGCACTAGTCCCTACTGTGGTATTGTTATCGGCTGTGAATGGAGGAATTGACGAAGCTCCAAAATAATCTGATATAGAATTGGACGCATTTAAGCCCTTGCTTATTAAGCCTCTGACATCTGTTTCATTCAAAGAGACTGTAGATCCACTTGTCCCGCCCACTTCAACGTGAATTTGATTTAAGCTTAACGTATTTCCAGAAGCAGGTAAGGTCATTAGGTAGAGCCACTAATCTTCTCAGGTGCTGTTACTGATATTGTAGTTTTTCTTACTTCACTGCCTGTCCAAGTCTCTCCACAATCTGGACAATCTCCATCAGGATAAGATGCAATCTCTGCAGGTGTATCTACCTCGTTTCCGCAATTTGCACACTTTACTACATCCGTAGATGAAGAAGGTGACCATTTTGAGCCATCAGGCATATTTATTACTGTGTCAGACATAATAACTCCTTATGTTATACTAACTGTTACCCCACCCACGCCAGAACTAGCAGACGCAGCAGTTCCAGTCAAAGAATAGGCAGATGCTGTAGTCACAGAACCCGCTGCAGAAGTAGCAGTCGCGGTTGTACCTGCAATAGTATATGTACTCTCTATATTAACGGCACTAACCTGCCCCTGACCTGTAAAGAATACTGGTTGCTCTATTTCTGCAGAAGCATCAAATGTAGCTACAGTACCCACCTGTCCTATACCAGACCTAAAAAACTCAATATTTACTGGCACTGTTACATTAGGATCAATGGTAATTCTAACTTCACCTGTAGAAAGCATCCACATATCGCCCGGTTGCAGACCTGCAGCATAGGCTTCTACATTGTTAGCAAACTGCCTTATACCACCACCTTCTGGTAATAAGTTTAACTCGTTGGCTGTAAGCTTGCCCGGATTTGACAGTTGTTCCTGAAATAGAGAAAAAGACCTAACCAACTCACGCATGTAGTTTGGATCATAGTCTTTTGGCGGTACACCAAAGAAGTATCTTGGTAGTGGGTTGTCTGCCATTATCTCTTACCATCAGGCCGAATATCTAATCTATTTAATCCTGTTCTCCACGTTGTGCCTACTTGATCAGAACTTATTTTTATAGCTATAGATCTTCCTCTAACTCTAAGGTCTACTTTTTCTGTATATTGCTCTATAGGAACAGAAGCTGATTTTACGATGTTTGCTGTATCAGAGCTTACTTGTAGGCCACCATTGTAATTAAAAGCATCTACAGTAAAATCTACTTGAGGTGCTGAATTAGTGCTGTTTCTAAAAGTCACATCTGGAATTAACCTTCGAACATAACTAAACACCTCTCCATCGCCCAAGTCTATAGGCGCAGATTGTATAAAAGATTCTATAGCAACAGGAGCTGCTCCGCTTTGATCATCTGCCTCATATTCGTGATTATATAATATCCCATCTGTACCTGCAGCTACAGGATAATCTGTTACCCCTCGATCAACCCACGCAGTCCTGTTTAATGTGCCGTAATACCAAATGTTAGCATCGTAATTGTAGACAACATACTTATCCACATCATTGCTAGTTAGAGATGGGTAAAACCACCATATTTCTTGATAACCAGAGTTAACCCCAACAAATATTTTTTCTAACTGATCGTCATTTATATCTCTTAAAATCTTCTCTCTCACGGTACAATCTAGTTGATTGACGTTACCATTATAAACATAGAACTGATCTTTACCCATCCAGTATACAGCGTCACCAATAGCAACAGCAGCGTTAGGACTTCTAATGGTTATGTTCTCTGATATTCTATTAATACCAAAAGTATATGGCGGGCCTATAAACTGCATTGAGTGCAAGGCTTGGTCTGTAAACACAAGTATTTCTTGTCTTGTCTCAACAGCTTGAATTATCGCTGTACCAGAACCTATGCGAAGATCTCCTGCTGTGTTGGTAGTCAAGGGTCTCCAGTCTGCAGGGTTCTCTTGTGCTGAGAACCTAATAAGCAAAGGATCTTGTACGTTAGATCCAAGTGGGTTGCACCCAAAAGCAATAACGTGCCTATCCACATCTGATACTATTACTTGTTTAGCTACGATGGGAGAATCTTGAGCGCCATTTAAATCTTTTAAGAAAATACCTCTTTGTGAAGCACCTCCAGATGCATCCCAGTAGAATATAGGGCCGTTCCTTATATTATAAATAAGATCTTCCCCAAACGTATCGTGTTGCCACAGACGCAAAGTTTCAGACTGAACCACGATTGTTGCTCTTGAGTTCCAAGCCCCTCTAGACCAAACACCTGCACCCCAACCATTACCAAACAATGTAACGTCCACACCAGTCTGTATCTGGTAAGCACCTACAGTAGAGCCACCTCCAGTATTTGTGTCACCTGATGTAGCAGTCACTAAAGCAGCACTGTCATCTATGACTCCACCCTCATAGTATTGATTTACAGTTGTGGTCGCTGCTCTTGCATTAATTGTGTACGTGCCTGTCGTTGGTGCAGTTTGAATTTGATATTCCTGATTGAGGACAGCCGCAGTCATAGCACCGCCTAAACTAGCAGCTCCGCTAAAAGTAACAAAGTCACCTTCTCTAGCACCATGATTAGTGTCACTTACAGTTATAACGCTACTGCCCTGAGACGCGGAGAAGGTTACATCACCCGCACCTGTTGTTTCTCTAATAGGTGTGATGTCATAAAATACACCACCATCTTCTACAAAATACTTTAAAGAAGTGCCGATACCGATGAGGTTGTCTCTATCTAACGTAGTCCACTGCTTCATGGCACGAGCAGCGCCTATAAATTGATTGTCACCCTTTTTAGCCCAACCACCTATTTTTTCTGGATGACCTTCTCTAAATCGTATTTTGTTACCATCATTCCAACCGTTTTCATTGGCATAATCAGGAAGCTCCGTGTTTATACCGGGCCTAAATTGCATTTTTTGTAGTACCATCTAATAAACCCTCAATAAACAGACACTTTTATGTAACTTTGATCTTTATCTTTTCTTTTAGAGTATAATATTAAAAAATTATTATCTGAAGCAATTTTTTCCAAGCTGTCGGCAAGTGAGCTATCGCCACCCCAGTCTGATCTAGAGCCGACAACCTCTACTTCGTCTACAGATATTACATCACCATTGGCTTCATACCTGTCTATTAAGGCATCGGTAGTATCAGTTCTTTTATATATCTTTTTTTGCACTACGTCTTTGTTACTAGAAAAGTAATATCCTAATATAGACTCATCATTAGATCTAGAGTTTAAATACACTCTAAGTTTATCTGTTCCAATAGTACTTAGATCTACTGCGTATCTTTCTGTATTGTATATTTCTACAGGTAAGTTCCCAACCAAAGACCTTAATGTTTTTATATTGTCAGTTACTAAAGTTACACTCTCAATTTTGTTTCTATAGCAGTATATAAGTTCTGTTGTTTTATTTAATATCTGTGAATCTAAATCCTTAGTTGATGGATGAAGATGAGCAAATAATTTTCCTATATAAGACATTTTATCTTAACTCGTTAATGTTAAAGTTCCATTAGATGTAAAAGGATGTACGTTACTACCAACAACAATTTGCACAAATCCACCCGCTCCGTTACCACCTGCGTGATTTCCTCCAGTACCTCCCGCTCCTGCAGACCCAATAGTTATCGTAAGGGTCGTGCCGCTTACAACAGTAGCTGTACCCGTTTGTCGGCTTGAGGCATCTCCACCCTCTCCTCCTCCGCCTGAACTATCGAATTTACTAGGAGAGTCTCCTCCACCCCCCGCACCACCTGCACCGTAGTGAGATGCTGTGGCTGAAGCTCCTGCAACGCCATTGGGAGTACCTACTGGCCCTGCACCATAGTATGAAGTATCACCCTCCCTGCCTACGGGTGTATTCCAAGAAATGGTGGCATGTGTTCCACCCTGCGCTCCAGATGAAGTTATAGTTGTAAGGCCAGAAGCTGTTATACTTGAATTTCCTCCACTCCCTGCTCTAGCAGAAGAGCCATAGCCATCTTCTAAGCCGTAGCCTCCACCTCCACCTCCACCTATAATTTCGTAAGTAAAACTTACAGCGTTTGCTGTACCATAGAAATCACTTACAGAAATAGTATTACCAGAAGCAGGTATGCCCGAAGCGGCAGAAAAGTACTCAGATATATTTATAGGATTAGTACCCCCAAACTCACCTTGAATTTGGTTAAGGCTTAGTGAGTTTCCAGATGATGGCAGAGCCATTAGGGAGACCCAAAGGCTGTCACATCATTTGCGGCTACTGTGGCTCCCGAAGATGATATACTATACTTAACAACACCGTTGTGAGCAAAAACCAATTTACCCCCTACCTCATCTATAGTCCACGCTCCAAAGTCTACTAGACCCGCCTGAACTTCACCGCCACTTCCGTAGATAACAGCTTTTGAGCCAACAACAGTGTTTACCACCGCCCCATCTAAAAGGTTTAAGTCTGCGGCTTCTAATGAGGCGCTAACACCGTCTAAGGTATTAAGTTCTGCAGCAGAGGATGTAACAGCAGTTCCGTTTTGTTTAAGCTGACCTGCTTGCGAGTCGTCTATAAGATTAACAACATCATTACTACCGTCAGCATATATGATTGCAAAAGAACCCGTGGCTACGCTCGCTGTAGTCGCTCCAGATCCTTGAGTAAATGTAACTGTTTTGGTTGCATCGTTCTTTACATAGTAAACCTTCTGTGCATCTGCGGGGAGTATGCTGATAGTATGAGTTGCTGCTAGAGTTCCGCTACAAAGAAGGACTTTGTTTTGCCCGTCTGATGTTGAACCATTATTTGTTGTAAGATTACTAGATGTTCCTGAAAGGCTCAACGAAACAACGCCATTAATTGCGCGATCAAGTATATCACTATTTGTATTTACGGTTATACCCCAAGAACCAGACTGCTCACCCTGTGCGGGCTTCTCTATACCCGTGTTCGTTGTGAATGTACTAGGCATGTTACTCTCCTATAAAAAGTTCAATTGAACTTATTTTACTAAGCTGCTTCATTTTCTATATCTAAATCTGACCATACTGGTGGGCCAGCTTCATCGACTTCTAAATTTATGTCAGTGTACACATTATCTGTTGGAACGTCTATAACGAAGGGTGAATACGGATTTGAATTAACTTCTTGTAATGGATCTACCTCATTAAACATTTTTACTTGACCAACAGCAGTCCCAGTAGAAATCCCCGTTACAAAGATCCCTGCTTTAGCTGATATTGCCACACTCCCGACAAGCCCAGAAGAACTTTCCGCTGTTGTCGGAAATGATATGTACGGTGTAACTGAACTTGTAGATATAGTTGCGGATATACCAGTTACCGATGTGTTTGCTGCAGCAACAGTCGTTACAGATCCGACTAAACTAGAACCTGCAAGCCCTGTTGATGGTATATCGGCTGTACCTATTGTCGTTACAGCCCCTGCAGATCCATTTACTGATGGACTTGTAATAGCTACATTAGCAAGACTAGAAACGCTAACTCCACTAATTGCAGTACTAGAGGTCACTCCTGTTACTGAGACTGACGCATCTATAGAAATATTTGCAGAACCAACAGAACCTGTAGCTGTCAATCCACTTACTGATGTATTTGCTACACCGCTTATGGTAGCGCTGCCAACTCCAGTAGATGCTTGAAGACCAGTCTCAACTACATCTGCCGCCCCGTCTACGGTCACACCATTTGAGCTAACTGATACCTGAAGACCAGACACATCTACAGATTTTGGTATGCTTACTACTAATGCACCTGTAGATGCGGTTATTTCAACACCAGTGGCATCGATGTTACCAACACCTATAACAGTGAGGCTTCCAACACCGCCTGAAGAGCCAAGACCTGTCTGCGGTGTATCTACAGCACCTGTTACCGCAGAAGTTCCTATAGATGTTGTTGCACTTAACCCAGTAACGGAGACAGTAATCGGAACGATTACCCCTGACTGATCATCAGCTACTGCAGCCGATGCTACTGGATAAAAGCCAAACATCTAGGTGTTTCCTATGAGTCTCTTGCGGCTATCCAAGCAGCGACTTCTGCCTTAACTTCATCAGTAGTCATCTCTTCTTCATCTTCGCCGGGTTCTGCACCCGGTTTCGTAAAAGCGTTAGCGCTGTGCATCCCTAAAACTCTAGTTTCTAGCTGTGCTGCGGTAAGCTCTGTCACCGTATCTGGGATATAGTATTCTCTATCAGCTTCGTCTGGTGACCAACCAATTAAAGTGTGATCTGACTTAGCGTAGTACCCACCATCATCGATCCACTCAGGGTTTTTCATACCCCCTGCGGTCATATGCATTTTGTATTCAAGTATCATCTTTTTCCTCCGATTTTTCTACTCTTAACATATATTCAGGATTCAGAAAATCTGATTTACCAAATATTCTTTCAGCAGTCTTATCTGCATTCTTATAA